CGGCCATTCCGATCCTGCCGTCTGGCTCGAAGTGCGGATGAAAGACGGCAAGGAATATCAGTCTGAGCCGGACAGCGATGCATTTGAGATCAAGCGCGATATCGAGGCGCTGCGCACGCATCTTGCGGTTCAGCCGGCGGCCAGTGGCCCGAAGGCACCACTCCTTCGGTTGAACCCGACCGTCTCAATCGACGTGACGCAAATATCGTCGCTCCTGCTGCATGACGAGCCTTGGAACGGGGGGAAACCGCCTGGCTGGCGACAGCGGGAGGGCCGGATCGCGTGGCTCGAAGTCTTTATGAAAGACGGGACCAAATACGAGACGGACTTCGCCGACGATCCGTTCGCCATCCGATCAGAGATCGAAGCCCTCCGTCTCCACCTTTCCGTCCAGCCGTGAGGCCGCGCCCGTGAGCAACATCTATCGCCTTAACGACAGCGGCGAACCGGGCGGACTCCGTGCCCGCGTAAAAATGGTCACGGACAACCTGATCAATTTCATCAGCGGCCTCGGCACCGGCAAAGACCCAACGACAGCGTCCCGCTTTCATTTCCACGAAATCAACCGCAACGCCCTCGAAGCCGCCTATCGGTCAGACTGGATAGCACGCAGGATCATCGACGCTCCCGCCGAAGATCAGACCCGCGAATGGCGCTCGTGGCAGGCGACAAACCCCCAGATCGAGGCCATCGAAGACCTCGAAAAGCATCTCGATATCCAGCAGAAAACCAAGCTGGCGATCATCCGCGCGCGTCTGTATGGCGGCGCGGCGCTGGTGCTCGGCGTCGATCAAGGCGAAACGTGGGAGCCGATCGACTATGACAAGGTCGGCAAGGGCGACCTGAAATTCGTGGTGGTGATGAACCGCTACGAACTTGCTGCGGGGCCGCGCATCTATAACGTGATGAGTCCCTGGTACACGCGTCCGGAATTCTACACGGTCCAGACCCCGCTTTTTGGATTCGGCGGCGAGAACGGCACGCAATATCCCGGCATCAACCGAACAGCTGAGGCGTTGATCGTCCCGCCTCGCGTGCAGGGCCAAGCGCCCTATCCGAGCGACAAATTCTTTCAGGTCAGCCCAAACCAGGGAATGGTGCTGATCCATCCGTCGCGGGTGATCGAACTGGCGGGAAACGAATTGCCCGACTGGCGCCTAGCGCCGATGGGCGGCGGCTGGGGCGATTCGGTCCTCCAGACCGTTGACGAGGTGCTGAAAGACTTCGGCCTCACGGTCGGCGGCATCGCCAACATGATCAACGACGCCAAGATGGACGTCGTGAAGGTGCCGGACTTCTCAAAAAATATATCGACACAGGAATACGCGACGAAACTCGCGACCCGGTTTCAGACCGCGAACCTCCAGAAATCGGTGCTGAACGCCCTCGTTCTCGACAAGGAGGAAGAGTGGTCGCGCATCCAGACGTCGTTTGCGGCGCTGCCCGATATCATGCGGGAATACATGACGCTCGCGGCGGGCGCCGGCGGGATTCCCGTAAGCCGGCTGATGGGCCAAAGCCCCGGCCGTGGACTGAATACGACCTCTGGCGGCGACACGGATATCAAGAATTACTACGACTCGATGGCCTCGGCTCAGAAAACCACGCTCACGCCAGCGATGGAGCCGCTCGACCAGTGCCTGATCCGATCGGCAACCGGGAAATACGATAAAAATATCTGGTACGAATGGAATCCGCTTTACACGCAAGACCCGAAAGACGTGGCGGCGATCCAACTGACGAAAGCCCAAACCACCTCGCAATACGTCACGATGGGCCTGATCAACGAGGACGCGCTGCGGCAGGGCGTCGTCAATCAGTTGCTTGAGGATGGCCCTTACGCCGGTCTTGAGGACGCGATCGAGGAATATGGCTCCAAGCCCGACGTCCCCGAGTCGCGCGTCTGGTCGCCCGGCTATGATCCTGTCACCGGCAAGCCATTGCAGGGCGGCGCGGGCGGCGGCGGTGGGCCGGGCGAGCCAGGATCGCCAGCGGGCGGCTCTGGCGGCGGTGGAGGATCGAAGGGCGGCGGTGGCGCGGGAGGGCCGACGACGGCCACAGCGCCGGGCGGCAATCGCGGCGCGGGGGGAACGGGCGGCGAGACGTCGCAGGGAAACCAGGGCGGCAACGTCTTTCACATTCACCTCGCCGGCAAAGACGCGGCTGACTTTGTGCGCGACTTTGATCCAGACCAGCCGCGTGATCCTGCCGGCAAGTGGACGAGTGGCGGCGGCGCATCTGGGCTCCAGACCAAGAGCGCTAAAAGCGCAGCCTTCTTCGCCGCACTCGAGGAAAAATTCCGGGCCAGTGCGCAGGCGCGCCTTAACCCGCAGCCGCAGCGCGTCTCGACGTCGCAGGGTGAGGGCGCGCTGGCGATGTTTCACGGGACCGTCGATCAGGTCCGCGACAAAATTCTGAAGGAGGGTCTCATTCCGCATGCGAGCGGGGGCGGGGACGCTTACGCTGCAAAGCACGGAATGGGCGTCGCGAAGCATGCATTCGAGGGTGATCGGGCGAATTCCGTCTATATGTCGCCAGACCCCGATTACGCGCGTTCATTCGCGCAGATTGTCGCCAAGGATCATCCGGGCGCCAAGCCGATTTTGTTCGAGGCTGACATTCCCGACAGCGCGACCAAAAATCTGAAACGCGACGAGCATGCGGACGGTGCGCCAGCCTATCGTTACATCGGCAAAATACCCCCTGCGTGGCTGAAGGTGGTCCCGCTTGACACGCCAGGCTTCGGCAACATCACGACAGACGAGGATAGCGGCGTGAAGCTCTATATCCTCGTGTTCGCTGACGGGACGACGAGCGCGCTCGACTTCAACCCCAACCACGATCCGAAGACCGGGCAGTTCACGAGCGGTCAGACGGGCGCGGGCGGCGGGCAGAAATCGGCCAGAACGGCCCGATCTGGTGGCAAGACTTCCCGGAAATCCGGCGCAAAGTCGGCGGGCGCGGGCGCGGCGACAGAGGCCGCGCCAGAACCGACCGAAGGCGAGGAAGATTTCAATCGCCTGAAGGGCCATCTTCTCGCCGCAGCCGGCGCGATCAAAGACCCGGCCTCGACGATCAAAAACGCCGCGAACTGGACATCATGGCATCAGCGCGCTGGATCACAGGCGGCATGGACGCGATCGGGGCTTAAAGCCGCTGCGGCGAGTGGCGCGAAAACGGTCGCCGGCGGCATCCACCAGGCCGCTGCCGACAAGCTATCCGACACGCTAAAGGGTCTCTTCGACACAATTTGCGAAGGCGTTGGCGGCATCGTCGGAACTGAGGTCGGCGGCATAACGGGCGGCATTGTCGGCGCGGTCTTCGGCGGAATCATCGGCTATGGCGTCGACAAGCTGATGGACCACCTTGGCGTCACGCCGGAAATGGGCGCGCACGTCCTGTCGGTCGCCGGCCACTCGGCGATCGCGTATGCGCACCTTCACGCGCCAAAGATCGCGCAGCGCCTCGCTACGAGCGCGCCAGAGGGCAATTGGAGCGCGGTGATGCATCCGGGCGCCTATGGCGACGCGGGCGACGGTGGCGACTTCCTCGCGCGCCTTGAGGCGTTCGTCCGCGAACTTGATGCAATGACGCCAGAGCAGATCACAGAAGCCGCCGCGCAGGCGCGGCAGGCACGCATGGGAGCGCAGATATGACCCTTCACGTCGTCAAGCAAAAGCCGACTGGCGGAGGCGTCCGATCGATCGGCAATCTTTGGTTCGCGGATAAGAAGCCGGCAGACGGTCCATACGAGAGGGCGGGGCGCGTGCTCAAAGGATTGGATGTAGCCCACGCGCTCCGATTTGGCTCTGACGGCGGGCGCAGCCTCATTGTGACGGTGCGCATGCTGGAATTCGAGGGTCGCCAATGAAACTCACTGTCGATCCCGTCCGAAAGGTCGTCGTTATCGAAATCCGCATGGCGGAGTTACCCGACGGGGATGACGACAAGCCGCCCCAGTTTGAAGCGAGGGTCGAGGGCGTTGACCCGGATACCGGCGCGCGCCTTTTTGCCGCACTGACAATCGGCATCGTGGCGCCCACTGACTGATGCGCAACGAGGACAAAATACTGATCTTTGAACTCGCGCGCTGCCCCCTCGAATGCGCAAATGAGAAGCGTTTTTCAAAATTGATGGTCCGCGCAGCCTATGACGGCGACAGTATTTCTGGAGACGAGCGCAAGGCTCTCTATTTCTTGATCCACAGATACGAAGAGACCGTACACACCGATATGTTGGAACTCGCGCTCGACGAAGCCGAGGCATCAGGACTCTACGATCCAATGGTGAAAATATGACCGAGGACGGAAGCATGAGAAATTACTTCAAGCCAAGCGCCGTCCTGGCGGTCAAGGTTGAGGCCACGCCTTTAGCAGGCGGCGCGACGATGACAAAGGAACGCCCGCAAATGCTCTTGTCCGTCTCAATCGGCGACGTCCTACGCAGACTGGCGGATGACGTCGATAGCCGCGCCAACTGTTCGGTGCGTTGGAATACAGACCCCGATGACGGCACGATCACGATGATGGTGGACTTCAAACCGTGGGTCTGATGCTCGACCGCGCGCAAGGAGATCGCCGCAGGCGCATGTTGCGCGACGCGGCGAAGGGGGAAGGCCGTAGCGGGTTAGCGATAGGTCACGGCCACCTGCATGTCGCTGATCAAACGCCGGGGCGTGGAGGCAACGGGGCCTGCCTCCACGACTCTGCCCCGGCCGCGAATGATCCAACAGGCACGACGCCGCTCCGACGGGCATTCCTGGAGGAAGCCCGTAAGCGATGGGCGGCGCTCGATGCGCTCACAACTGACGCGATCATCAAGCACAACATGCTCGGAACCGTGAGTGTCGCCAGCATCGGGCAGGCGGCGGCGAGCGCGGTCGGCGGAAACCAGATCGACAATTTCGCGCTCTGGTTTGGCGAGGCGGTGCGCCAGGTCGTCATGAACGGCGATGGGCAATGGGTTGCGCCATATATCCGGCAGGCCGCTGGCATGGCCGAGGAGCGCGCGCGCGGGCTGCTGAGGCTGGACGAAAACGTCGTCGAAGGCATGCCGACGCCTGACGGAAAACCATCCTCGCTCTACATCAGCCGTCCCGTCGTCAACGCCGCCGATATTGTCGCGTGGGCGAAAGACGCCGGCTTTCCGACCACGCTGCCCGCTGACGATATGCACGTCACGGTCGTCTTCTCGCGCGCGCAGGTCGATTGGGCGAATGTGCCAGATCACGGCTCTGACCATGTTACGATCGAAGGGTCTGTTGGTCGGTCCCTTGATCAGTTCGGCGACGCCGTCGTCCTTCGCTTCCCGTGCGAATATCTCGCGCGCCGCCACCATGAAATATCCGCCCTTGGCGCATCATGGGACCATCCGCAATACCAGCCGCACGTCACGATCACGTGGAACGTCGGCGACTTCGACTGGCGCAACGTGCCCCCATATGCCGGCCCGATTGTGCTCGGCCCGGAAATCTTCAAGCCAGTCAAGGAAGACTGGAAGGCGTCGATCGTCGAGGACTCCTCGCCCGCGATCAACACTCTGATCGCCGTCACGATCGCCGAACTGCGCGGGATATGCGACGCGACCATCCAGCAGGTGACGCGCGCGATCGGCAACGCCGTCCTGGCGCATCAGCGCGCGCCGCAACTCGCCACGGCAGCGGCTGGCGTCATGCGCACAGTCGGTCTCGCCCGCACCAACGCCATGATCAATTACATGGTCGTCAAAGCGTTCGCCGTGATCACGCTGGAGGTTTTCCGAACTGGCGGCGTCGAGCAAGTCGGAACGGTCGCCGAAAGCATCCCGGCACCGCGCGCGCTCGACGCGCTGTTCGACGCCGCGCGCGTCACGCCGCAGGTGCGCCACGCGCGCACGGGCCAGTTCGTCAAGTTCAAAAAGCCGCCGTCGCGCAAGAGGCGCGCGGAGATTGAGAAGATCGAGGCTGGGCTCGCGGGGCTTGGCGAGGTCGACGTCGTTACGGCGGACGACGACCTGGTTTGTCAGCGCTGCCAGGACATCAGCGACAACGGGCCATACGATATAAATGAGGCGCTAGGACTTGTGCCCGTCCATATTTCCTGCCGATGCGTATTTTCACCGACTCGCGATGAAGGAGGGCGATTTACCAAAAGGATAAAATGAGTTGGGGCTGGTGGCAACCGAATATACACGAAACGTTAATCAGTCGTCCCTATCGCTCGAAGCAAGGCTCCGGGCTGAGAACGCATCTTTGCGCGATCAGCTTGAGGAGTTGAGAGAGCGGTTTGAGATTTATAAACGGGAAACGCTGACCTCGTCATGGTCGCCCCCGATCGCATTAAGGCTTAGCAAAAGCGAGCGCGTCGTGCTCGAAGCCTTATATCGGCGGGATTTCGTGGCGAAAGAAGCAATGGTGATGGTGCTTTACGACGATAAAATAGACGACTCGCCCTACTCAAATACAGTGGCCGCGTTCGTCTCCAAAATTCGTCGTAAACTGAGGCCGTACCAAATCCCAATCCTGAACCGCTGGGGCGTCGGATATTTCATCACCAGCGCTGACAAGCGCCGCCTCGATGAGATCGCCGAATCCCTCTGAGGCGGCGGGGACAGGATGGGATTGCGATACCCGAAAGCGCCCCGCCAGATTGCGGACGGGATCACCCGCGTCAACCTCCTTGATCCCTTCATACTCGACGGCCTCGTTAAGACCAGCGACGGCACAATGCGCCGCACGGCGGACGGCTATCTCACCGCCTTCGCCAATGTCGCGCGAACGGGCATCCAGCAGTACAAGGGCAAAGAGCTTGGCCGGCCCGATCTGGACGTCGTGAACGTCTATCGGCCCGCTGACGAGGTATTCTCGCGCGACGCCATGCATTCGATGGCGCACAAGCCCGTCACGCTCTACCACCCGACCGAAGCCGTCACCTCGAAGAACTGGAAAGACCACGCGGGCGGATCGACCGGCGATGAGGTTGTCCGCGACGGCGATCATGTCCGCGTCCCGCTGGTCATGATGGACCAAGGCCTGATCGACGCCGTCGAAAAGGGCGGCATCAAAGAACTGTCGATGGGCTACTCGACGGACCTGAAATGGGGCCGTGGGACGACGCCAGAGGGCCTGTCCTACGACGCCACGCAGACCAATATCCGCGCCAATCACCTGGCGGTGGTGCCCGTCGCGCGCGGCGGCAACACGCTGCGGCTGGACGCGACGATGGCCCAGCCGAATGTCTGCCCGAACTGCGGCGCGGACATTCCGCCGAACGCAGACGAATGCCCGGCCTGCGAATTCGATCTCACCAACGACATGGCGCTTGACCGCGTGCCCATGAAATATTGCACCGACTGCGGCACGTCGATGATGGCCGATGCAAAGTTCTGTCCCGGCTGCTCGAAGGCGACCAAAGACGGCATGCCGCCCAAGACCTGCGCTCAATGTGGAGCACAGATGAAATTCTATGCGCTGGCGTGCCCGGTCTGCCAGACGCCCGCGCCGATGCGCGACGCAGCGAACCTGACCGCGCGCATGGTCGACGCGAATTTTTACTGGATCGTCGACAAGGTGTTCACCGAACAGAAGCGCGCGCAGATGGCGAAGTCCGGCGCCGCGATGCCCGGAGGGCGCTATCCGATCGCGACCGCTGCGGACGTCGAGAATGCGGTCAGAGACTACAACCGCACCGGCCAGCCGGCCGACGTCAAAGCCCACATCATCGCCCGCGCGAAAGCGATCGGGGCCACCAGTTCGCTGCCCGATGGATGGGCGTCGAAAACCAACGACAGCAAAGGAAATCCCATGAGCGCGACCATCACGATTGACGGCGCCACGATCGCGGTGGCCGACGAACTCTCCGCTGCGGTCATCACCAAGAAGGTGACCGATCTCTCGCGCCAGCTTCGCGACGCCGAGAAGACGGCAGCCTCGGCCAAGGCCGACAAGGAAGAGGCCGAGGAAGAGAAGATGAAGCAGGAAGACGGCTTCAAGAAGCAGATCGCGGCCAAGGACGGCGAAATCGTCGCGCTGAAGTCGCAGTTGAAAGACGCCGTGATGAGCCCCGAGAAGCTCGACGCGCTGGTCAAGGACCGCGCCGAGGTTGTCGGCAAGTCCAAGTCGTTCCTCGGCGACGGCTTCACCTTCGACGGCAAGACTCTCGACGACATCAAGCGCGCGGTGGTCGCCAGCAAGATCGGCGATGCGGAAGCGAAGACGATGGACGCTATTGGCGTCGCTGCGGCGTTCAAGGTGCTGACGGCCGGCACGGACACCCGCGACGGCTTTGGCCGCAGCGGCGGCGCCCGCGATATTGGCTTTGCGCTGCATCACCAGCAGTCGAACGGCCAGCGTCCCGGCGTCCGCGTTCAGGACGCTGCGCTCAGCGATTACGAAAAGAACCTCAACTCGGCATGGCAGACGAAGCGCGCCTCGTAAGGCGCGCGACATCCTGCGTCGAAACCTTCGCTTTATGGAGCATGACCAATGATTACTCCCGGCCCCGTCCAGACCAGCTATAACCAGTATGTCACGCCGGGCCAGGTCGGCACGCGTGCGTCTACCTATGGCTGGGACGTCGACAGCCGCATTTGCAGCGACCTTTCGGGGGACGGCATTGGCCTCGGTCTGGTCGTCTCGCAGAGCGCGGTGAGCGACGCGGCCGTTGTCATCGGCCATCTTTCAGGCGGCGTGGTGATCGGCATTTCGGTCGCCGATCCGACCTTGCCGAACGTCGGCGTGGTCCCGGTCGACACCTATGCGAACGGCGACAACATGGGCGTCGCTACGCGCGGCGACTGGTGGGTTGAGGTCGTGGGCGACGTCGCGGCGGGGGGCGAGGTTTATTACGACACCGTGACCGGCCAGCTTGGGCCGTCCGGCATCAGCAACGCGGCGCAGCTTCACGGCGCGACCTTCATGACCAGCGTCCCGTACACCGACGTTCCTTCGGTCACGATGGGCCAGCTTGCGGTCGTTCGCCTGAGCGGCATTTCCGAGCGCCAGTAACCCGCTGACTGAACAGAATTCCTAGACGCCTCGCGCGAGAAAAGGACACTACAATGCGTCACTTCATGTTGGACTCGCAGCAGGCCCTGGGCTTTCTGATCGAGCAGACGACTTCGATCGAAAGCGAAGTCTATCGCATCCAGTACCCGGATATCCTCTACCCGCAGCTTGTGCCGGTCGATACGAGCGCATCGGAGTGGGCGAAGTCAGTCACGTACTTCTCGCTCGATAAGGTTGGCGAGGCGCAGTGGTTCGACGGCATGGCGACCAACATGCCGCTAGCCGACATCAACCGCGCCAAGTACGAGCAGGGCATCGAAATGGCCGGCATCGGCTATCGCTACACGCTCGAGGAACTCGGGCAGGCGATGATGATCCCCGGCCTGAACCTGTCGAGCGAAAGGGCGGAAGCCGCGCGTCGGTCCTACGAGGAATTCATGGACCGGCTGGCGCGTATCGGCGATGCGCGCAAGCAGGTGACGGGCCTGCTCAACAACGCGACGGTCACGCAGGTCGATGCGATTGCGGACGGCACCGGCTCCAGTGCGTTGTGGTCGAATAAAACTGCGGATCAGATGATCCGCGACGTCCAGAACGCTCTCACGGCGGTTTACGAGGGTTCAAACACGGTCGAAATGGCCGACACGGTTCTGCTGCCGATCAGCAATATGGAACTGCTCGCCAACACCCGCGTCCCGAACACCTTCGGCAACGCGCTCGACTATCTGATGAAGTACAACCTGTATACGCATACGACCGGCGCGCCGCTGACGATTCGCGGCATTCTGAACCTGAACAATCTTGGCGTGGGCGGAACGGGTCGCATGGTCGCCTATCGCCGCGACCCGCGTGTCGTGAAGCTGCATGTCCCGATGGTCCACCGCTTCCTGCCCGTCTGGCAGACCGGCCCGATCACCTATGACATTCCCGGAATTTTCCGCGTCGGTTCGGTCGAAATCCGGCGCCCCGGCGCATTCACTTACGTAGATGGGATTTGAGATCGGCAAATAAGCCGACGCAACGCCAACTGGAGAACGATCTATGGCAAAAGCAACCGACCCGGCCCCGATTGATCAGCCGGCAGAAATCGCGGCGGCGCCGCTGGCCCCCAAGGACTCAGGAGCGCTTTATGACGTGTACAATCCGACGCCCCGGCGCCGGGTGATCTTTGACGGGATCGAGAACAAGGCCCCGATCGCGATCGTGTCGAAAGAGACCAAAAAGGACGTGCTGCTGAGCGCGATGACGGTGAGGCGCCTGCGCGAGCGCGCCGCGCTGATCGGCGATGCCAACGAACTTGAGGTGCTTGATCCGGAGAGTGCCAAGCCGGCGCCGAAGGCCAAAGTCGCTGCGTGATGGGCGAAGCATCCGCTCCCGAACTTGAGAAGATCGCAGAGCGCGATCAGATCAAGCTCAACGTGAGCCTGACGGGAAAGCTGCCAAAGCTTCCGCCGTGGGTTCGGGAACGGAAATTCAGATCGATGGGCGACGTGCTGCGGATCAGCGATTTAGTTGACCTGACAAAGGCGCATCCGTTCGTCGACCACGAGTACGTCAAGACGCGGATGGCCCAAGGCGCGAAGCTGATCTGGTTTGAGATTCAGTGCTCGTGGGAAGATGCGGAAGCGCAGTTCGGGCGCGACCCGACAGAGTTTCTTCGCCACACGACGATGCGTGAGATCAAGCAGCTATGGTGAGGGGTTCCGGGTGCCGACGCAGCAGAACTTCTCAGTCCCCTCTGGCGATGATCGGCAGGTCGAATTCACGATAGCTGCGGCTGACATGCCATCTGGAGATATCGTCGACGTCTACTGGCAAGCGTTTGATCAGGCCTACGGCGTTCCGACGTCCACCGTTCCCGTTGTCCAGAAGACGAGTGAAGGAAGCCCCGGCGACATCGACTATCCTGCGAGTCCTGGCGACGTCTTCACCGTCGATTTCATCCCGGCAGACACGAGCACGCTTCTCGGAAACTACTATCACGAAGCGCGTGTGGTCGACGGGAGCGGGAATATCTCGACGGTGATCTATGGCGTCATGACCGTGACGCAAACGGAGGTGGTCACATGAGCACGCACAATCACATTTTCACGCCGTTCTCGATCTTGGACCCGGCCCTGATGCGCAAGCAGATCGAAACCGCTCTGGACGAGCACAGTCTGTTCACGCCGGTCATGGCCCTGAGCGACACGCTGATGCAGACCGCCATTCAGACCGCGACGGGCCGCGATACGATCTTCGCAATTCGAGGCCTGACCGACCCGCAATGGACGCCTGACGCTCTCGCTGCGGCGATGGGCCTCGATACGAGCCCGTAAGGAGATAGCCGATGACGACCGTCGTTCTCACGCCGCAAGACTTTCTCGACCCTGTCGCGCTCGCGAATAAACTCGCGGCTGCGATCAATGAAGGCGACGGCGCAGGGCTGGAAGGCTTCACCGCAACCTATGTCGCGGAGCCGTATGATGGCGCGACGAATCCAGCCGGCGTCCTTCAAGCGTATGACGGCACGGACGCGACAGACCCGGTTGACGTCGTGCTCATGCCGGGCGGTCAGCGCGAAGGTGAGCCTGACGGCAACATCACCTACGGCGCGATCCAGGCGACGCTTTCCGATGGCACGCCAATTGGCGGCAATCAGCGTGGGACTGGCGCGGTCGATTTTCAGATGTTCCGCACTGATCCGTCGCAAGTCGCGTCGGGCATTTCGGCTTTCGCAGCGGGATCGGCGAACGTCGCGTCGGGCTGGATTTCGACGGCTTTTGGCGACGCCAATGAGATCACGGGGTTTATCTCTTACGGCGAGGGTTCGGGCAACGTCGAGGCAGGGTCGATCAATCACGTCGAAGGGGCCGACAATACCGCTGACGGAACCTACGTCCACGTCGAAGGTGAGGGCAACAACGTCGGTGGCGTGTCTATGCACGTCGAGGGCTCAGGCAACACGGCAGAAGGCGAGCTTCAGTACGTCCACGTCGAAGGCTACCAGAACACCGTCAACAACAGCTATTCCCATGCTGAGGGCAGTGGCAACACGATCAACGCTGGGGGCGCGTATTCGCACGTCGAGGGGAATGGCAACTCGACGTCGGGGAACGCAGCGCACGCTGAAGGCTCTGGAACGCAAGCCAACGGCGCGCAATCGCACGCCGAAGGTTCTGGTACGCTGGCGGAGAGTATTGGCGATCACGCGGAGGGGGTGAACACCGCCGCAAATAGCGCGGGAGGCGGCGGTGCGCACGCGGAGGGACTCAGCACGGCGGCAAGTGGACCACAATCCCATGCCGAAGGGAATACGACGCAAGCGCTGAGTAATGGTGATCACGCCGAGGGTTACAACACGACCGCCAATAGCGGAGGCGACGGAAATTATGGTGCGCATGCCGAAGGCGATTCGACACAAGCGCTAAACGACGGGGCGCATTCTGAGGGCGGCTACACGGTTGCGTCTGGCTACAATTCCCACGCCGAAGGACAAAGTACGGTTGCCGCAGGAGACTCATCGCGCGCCGAAGGCATAAATACGGCGGCATATGGCTACGCGTCAAGGGTTGAGGGCAACTTCGCGACAGATTATGGGGTTTCAGGCGTAAGCGTTCGGGGCGCTTATGGCAGCAGCATCTTAGGTCACGCGCAGTCTACTATCGCCCTGTTCGTCACCGAGACCGAAGACGCCACTCCGACCGTGATGACGATCGACAACCAAGACCCTTCGACGATCAATCAGGTCATTCTCGGCCAAGACAACGCGCTGTACTTCGCTGACGTGTACCTGACGGGCAAAGTCACAGGCGCAAGCGATTGGGTATCAATTTGGGCGCAGGTCACGGCGCAACGCGGAACAGGGGCCGCGTCCGTCACAATTCCCACCTCAGTCGGAGGCACAAATCCGGCGCTCGCGTTGACCAGCTACGGAAGCGTCACTGGCTTGACGTGGGGTTCCGGAAGCCCTCTCGCGCTCGTTGCTGACACCGACAACGGCGCGCTTCAGATTCAAATCACAGGCGCAGCCGATACAAACATCCAGTGGTATGCCGAAGTCCGCACCCGCGAACAAGTATTCTGAGACAGGAGAAACCCGATGGCTTGGTCCGTCCTCATCAATAATAAGGCCGTCGAAATGGCCCCGCCCGACGCCGCCGCGATTACCGCCGCGCAGGCGAAGATTACAGCACAGAACACGGTCGCGCCCGTCGCGCCGACAATCCCGCAGACCGTCTCCTATCGTACGTTCATGTCGCGGATCACGCCTGCGGAGAGCGCCGCGATTACGACCGAAGCGGCCAAGCAACTCGCGGCCTCCGCGCAGGCGACGCAACTCACGCGCTGGTGGTCGCGCGTCCAGAAACAGCGCGGGATTATGATGCTCAACCGACCGGACGTGCAGGCGGTCGAGCAGAACCTCGTGGACAACGGCGTGCTGACGATCGCGCGCGCGGCAGTCTTGTTCGCGGTCGGGACGGGCATGGGCGCTGGCGTCGGCCCGAAGGCCAAGCACTACGGGGCCACGGGAGCCACAGGGGCGACCGGAACGCACGCAGGCCACACCGGCGCGCGCGGCGGCGCGACGGGCGCCACAGGCGCCACAGGCGCGACTGGCGCGGCTGGCGCGTAACAAGAGGCCGCTCCCATGCCGTCAACGACCGTCACGGCCCAAAACGTTCGCCTGCGCTTTCCGGAATTCGGAACGCAAACCGACGCCGCGATCGAATTCGCCATCGAGGATGCTTTGCGCGTCGGCGACGCAGCGACGCTCGGCCTCGATTACACGCGCTTCATCATGTACATGGCCGGGCATATCCTGATGGTCGGGATTTCCCGCGCGGAAAGCGCCAGCGGGCTTCAGATCGCCTCCGAAAGCATGGATGGCATCGGCGACATTACCTACCAGACCAACAGGCAGCCGACGATGGCTGATCTCAACGACTGGACCACCACACCCTACGGGACAATGTGTCTCGACATCGTCAAACGTCAAATCCCGGCCGTGATGGTGATCTGACGTGAGCAGCATCGTTCCCCCGCGCAACTGGCAGCAGACGGCCACCGTCTTCTCAAACCTGATTCAGCGCTGGGGCATGCAGGCTCAACTCGTTCGCGCGGCCGGCGCGCGCTGGGTGACGATCGCCCAAGCAAGGTTCACCTCGACCGAAAAGTCCGGCAAGCTCTATCAGCCCACTGATCGCAAATTCGCGATGGCCTCTGCTGGGCAGACGATCGCGCCCGACATGCAGGAAGACCACCTGCTGACGTTCACGCAGACCGGCGACCCGAATGCTCTCATTCCCGACGAAAACCTGAAGCTGGTCATCCCGCCAGAGCGTATCGCGCCGGGCGGGATTCTGATCGGCTGGACTCTCTGGGTGAGAAAATGATCGACGCGCGCGAGCAGATCATCCTTCGCCTGGTTGAACTGCTGGGCAGCGTCAGCGGCATCACCGCCGTTTATCGCGATCGTGGTCAGACGACGGAAGACAGCCTGCCCGCCGCTTACGTGCTCGACGGTGAGGAAACGATTCCGCAAGAAGCGCGCGACGGGATATTTCGCAGCAAGAGCGTCAAAATGCGCCCGACGCCGATGACGCTGAGGCCGCAGATTTTCATCCTGCTGAAGCCGCGCGACACGGTTCTCAACCTGACCTTGGACAACGTATCGGCCCCAATCGGCCCGGAACTGAGCGCCTATCGTTTTCAAGTCCTGTCAGCAATTGTTAACGATCCTACGCTCTTAGGTTTGCTGACGACCAACGGGCAGATGATTTATCTCGGGTGCGACACGGATATGCAGACCATGAGCGCGATGAACGGCTCTCTTCAGATGCACTTCGAGTTCACATACTTTCTTGACATGCCGCGAGGCTAAAGGAGAACACCATGGCTGTTGTACCCACCTATGCCTCGCCGAATATCGGCAACTATTATATCGGGCGTGGCATCGTTTCGATCAAAGTGCAGGGCGAAAGCGAGTTTTCGGACGCCGGCAACTGCACGCAATGCGAGGTCACCGTCAAGCCGACGATCCTGCCGCATTTCTCCTCGCGCGTCGGGACGCGCTTCAAGGACTTCACCGCCGTCACCGAAATCGAAGCGACGATGATGTGCTCGCTCGAAGAGTTCACGGCGCGCAACCTCGCCTTCGCCCTCCTCGGCATTCCGCAGGAATCGGGTGTCGTCTCGATCGATATGTTCGCGCAGCCGCAGTATTACGCGGCGATGCAGTTCGTCGGCACGAATACGGTCGGCCCGCAGTGGTCGCTCGAAATGCCGCTGGTCCAGTTATCGCCGCAGAAGGCGATCTCGCTCATCGCGCAGGGTTCGGGAACCTGGGGCACGATCGACCTCCAGTGCGACGTGCTGAAAGACCCGGTCACCGGCCAGTTCTGCATCGCCACCGCGAGCGACTTCACCTGATCTGACGACCCGTAGGCCAAAAAACAAAAAATACTCTGGAGAACGCAATGCCGGGACCGATCGGTATTATGGACCTCGTAAGGCAGACCAAACAAGTCGACATCGGCGGGGGCAACCTCCTCGAAGTCGGCGGCATCAACGCCGAAGACGTGGTGGGGCTGATGAAGCGCTTTCCCGATCTTCAAGCGCTCATTCGCGGGATGGAGACTTCATTCGAGGCGATCCGCGACGCGGTTCCGGGCGCCATCAACGCGATCATTGCGGCCGGGTGCGGTCTTCTCGGCAATCCGGAAGCGGAAGCGAAAGCGGGCCTCATTCCGATCGAGGCGCAACTCTCGGTCTTGGGCGCCATTGAAAAACTGACATTCAGCGAGGGCTTTGGCCCTTTCGTCCTGAAGCTGCGGGCTCGGGCAGCCGCTTCCGCCCAAGCCACAAGGCCGCCGGCTATGAGATCGCCGAAAGCGTCGTCAAACTCATCCGCGATATCGGAGCAGCCGACGCTTACGCATTAGTCTGGTCGATGACGCCGCGACGCATTGCGGCGTGGCTGTACTTTCTGGGCCGGATTGAACTGAGGGAACAGCGCCGGCATGTGGTCGGCGTCGCTCTCGCGTCCCGGAGCGACAGCAAGGACATCAAAAACCAGATCGAGGCTTGGGACCGCGAGCTTTAAGACTTCAACGTGGAAACCGCCCGGTTCCGCGTTGGAGACCCGAAAGGGCGTTCTCCAGAACTTGCCGGGGGCTGTAAGGCTCCCGGCCTTTTGAGGACAAGCGATGCCGACCGTCAGAATGTATCTCGGTGGTGATCGCATCGGGCCAAAGTTTCAGCGCTCAGTGTTTCGTCAAGGCGAACTGGTCCGCGACGCCGCGCGCGCCGCCGCCGTGGATGCGGCGTTTGAAATCCAGCAACGCGGCGCGGCCGACATCGCAGGGTCTGGCAAGTTCGGATCACGCTGGACCGAGGGGCTGCACGAGACGGTCACGGAAGGCGGCGGCAATATCCGCATCGCCGTCACGCACGATATTGCTTTCTGGCCGGTCTTTGAGTTCGGCGCCACGATCAAGGGCAAGCCTCTTCTCTGGATTCCTATGTCGTTTGCCGATGATGCGCAAGGCGTCAGCGCGAAAGACTATCCCGGCGTCCTGTTCCGCGTCGATCGGAAGTCGGACGGTCTACCGTTGCTCTTGGCCGCAAGCGGCGTGAAGGGCGAGCCAGCGCAGGTCAAGTATTTCGCGAAATCGCAGGTGGTGATTCCACGCAAATGGCATCTGCGTGATATCGTTCGCGACGTAGCGCGGCACATGGGGCAACTCTACAGGGCGAGGTTTACGAACCGTGGCTGACGCAGACAATATCGTCGTCGCGCTCGTCCTCGATGGCGTCGACAAGATCAAGTCTGACCTTCAGGCGGTCGCATCCGCTGTCAGCACGACTTTCAGCAACGTCCATGAGAGCCTAGCCGGCGTTTCCGAGCAACTTACGGCTGTCTCGACGAATATTCAGTCGACGGCCCAGACGACTGACGAGGTTTCCAAGCACGTCGAAAGTTCTGGCGATAAAGCCGAGGGCTTCGGCGCGAAGCTGAGCGAGGCCGGCCACAAGGGCGAGGAGGCGTTCAAAGGCGTCAATGCTGCTGTTCAATCGACGGTCGGCGCACTGAATACCTTGTCTGCGGAAGGGACGCTCAGCGCTCTTGAAGGGCTCGGCGAAGGCGTCGAAGCGGTCACGAGTCAATTCGGTACGTTCGGGCGCATCCTTGGTCTGACGGCGATCGGAGCCACAACCGTTGGCGTTGCGTTCGGCGCCGCGACTTACGGGCTTCTGGAATTCGGACGCGCTGGCGGCGAAGCGGCGCAAGAAATCGTCCAACTCGCGCATATGACGGGTTCAAGCGTCGAGCAAATCCTCGCGCTTCAGGACACCATGACGAAGGCGGGTATTTCCGCCGGCAACATGGCGCAGATGTTTCGGATCATGTCGATCCGCATTCAGGCGGTGTGGCCCGACATCGTTCGCGATGCGAGGGACGCGGCTGACAATCTGGCGAAGAACGATCTCGCGATTGCCGCAGCGAGCCAGGGCGTCGTCACGGCGAAGATCAAGGAAGCCGAATCCGTCGTCAGCGCGGCCGAAGCGTCGCGCAGCGTCCTATCGGCGCAGGACGCTGTCACGGAGGCGACGATCAAGGCGCGTGAAGCGGCGATCGATTACGCCGGTTCACAAGACAAATTGGCGCAGGCCGCGATCACGGTGCGGCAGGCGCAATTCGGCGTCATCGACGCCTATCGCGACGTCGAGCACCAGCAGCAGGACGCCCATTCGGCCGCTACAAGCGTGGCAGAGGCTGAGTACAATCTCTCGCTCGCGCAGGGCGGACGCAAGGACGCGCAACTCGAGAAGACGTTCAAAATCCAGCATGCCGAGGAGGCGCTCGCGCAGGCGCGCCAGCGCCAGGCTGAGGTGCAAGAGAACGCGCAAAAAAAACAGGCCGCATTCGAGGAAGCGCAAATCCATCTGCGCGACGCTGAGCGCGCGCGGGACAAGGCGACGCTCGACCAGAAAACCTCACAGCTTCAATATCAGGCCGCCCAACGCGCGCCCGCGACGGCAGAGGCCAATTATGCGAAGGCGATCCTCGCTGAGGCGACCGCCAATCTCGAGAAGACGGCTGCGATCGATGGCGTCCGCAAGGCGACGATCGATCTCACCGACGCGCAGAACAAAGAGCACGACGACTTTGAGCACAGTTCGACGGCCGTCGCCGACCAACTGAACGGCTTCCGCAAAAACATCAACCTCACACAGGTCAATTCCGAGACGCTGTTCAAGGCCATGCTCAAAGGCTGGCATGACCAAGCGGGGGCTGCGGCGGATGCGGTGCCGACCGCCATTCAGGGCATCGATGCTCTGGCGAAATACTACAAAAAGCTCAGCGCTGAGCAGCGACAGTCTGTCGAGCGCCTAGCGTTTGGGCGCAATGCGACGCCGGAGGAAGACGAGTTTATCGCTGAACTGAATAGGCGTGGAGAGTCGCTTGATCAGGCGCTGAAAGACGCGTCACCAGATTTTGCGAAGCAGGCGAGGGACGTCAAGAAAGCCGCTGACGCCTACAAAGAACTGAACGCAGCGAGTGGGACGTTCCAATCCGACTTGAATGCCATGCTCCGGCCGATCCAGACCGATTTCATGAAGGGCTTCACGGGGAGCTTCAAGGAATTCGGCGAGACGCTCAAACTCAATGGTCCAGACATTGAGAAGTTCGGCCACGAGATCGCGGTCAATATTGTTCCCGTTATTCAGAGCGTGCTCGCACTCCTGACGGGCAACACGCCGAGGATGCCGTTCTTCAAGCACCTGGCGGACGACGTTCAACTCGTCACGGGCCATATCAAGGAGCTTGCCGAGGTTCTAGCCGCGCTGTTCGCGATCGACCTTGGCGCTGGCCTACTCAAGAAGATCGGGACCATAGGCACTGCGGTATCGGACGCGGCCAAATTGGCCAGAGAGGCGAATGTCGCTAGGCCCGGAAGTATCCCCGGCCTTCCCGAGGGTCGCATTCCGCCGGTGGTTCCCGTTCCTCCCGTGCCCGCTACAGGCATCGGGGCGCTTTTGGCGGAGCTTACCGCAGGATTCGTTCGGCTATTGCCGGCCATTTCCCGGTTCGGAATCGCGCTCACGCTTTTGGACCTTGGGATTCGCGGTGCAGTAACCGCTGACAAAAACACCGGCGCGCTCGCTGAGGAAAACCGCGCGCGCCAGCGCATTGACACTGAGGCGGCAAGCGCGGGCCAAGAACTTGCGGCCGCGAAGTCTGGATATGACCCGAAAGAGATTGCCAAACGTGAGGCATTGATCGCCGCTCATCCGGAACGGGCTCACGATCAGACCGACCGCGAGAATTTCCCAGACGTCGTGCGCGCGGAGGAACGCCTCGCGGAAGTCGCGCGCGCGCGGGCTGCGTCGGAAGCGCGCGTCAAAGCGATCAACGATCGCATCACAGGCCCCGCCCGCGTTGCTGAAGCCGTCGCCAAGCGAGCCGACGAAGAGAAAACGGGCGCTGCGTTGCTCAAAGGCGCGATGACGCCGCGTGAGGAAACGCCTGCCGAGGCTCCTGGGCCAGACAAAACCTATGGTGCGCTGACGGAAGGACTCGCATCGACACATGGCAGCGCGCCCGGCGCGCCACCGCCTACGGTCGTTCAGCCAAAGCCGGAAGACGTCACGGCGGGCCATCGCCAGTTCCAGATCATGCGCGGCGGCCAGATCACAACCTATGACGCCGTCACAGGCAAAGAAGTTAGCCACGCAGGGACCGCGTCGACGGCGCCAGAAAGCCCACAGGCCCTTCTCGACGAAGCAAAGCACGCGCCAACGGCGACAGAGATCAGCCGCCAGCACGAAGCCGCGCCGGCGCCGCCCGGCACGCATCAGGTCCAGATCGTCCGTAACGGCCAACTGGAGACGATCAACGTCGAGGGACCGACGCCTCCCGCGCCAGCCGCGCGCGCGCCACAGGCCAGCGTCGGCGATCAGGGCGACGTTGGACCCGCTGGTCCGCCCGGCGCGGTGACGCCAGCCAGCGCCCCGCCGCCGCCGTCCCATCGCGTCATTGAGGTCAACCGTGGCGGCAAGATTGTCGCGGTAGACGCCGATACGGGCGCGCCAGTCAGCGCCGCCCCCGCACAATCCATCATCCCGGCAGCAATCACCGCGCCAGCATCCGTCTCCCCACCAGGACGACCCGAACAACTGGAAAAATCGGCGACGGCTCAACGCCAGGCGACGGCCTCATCCGAAGCCTCTGTGTCGTCGTCGTCAGCGGTCGAGCGCAGCACCGATCGCATCGCGACGAACACCGATCGCGTCGTCACGGCGGTTGAGCGCGCCACGGTCGAGAAGATCGCGCCGGCGCCCGGAACCGCGCCCCTCGGCAGCAGGCTGGAAACCGGCCAAGGCGCTGCGCCTGCCGGGCTGATCGAAGGGCGCATATCCGCCGCCGAGGCTTCGCTCCCCGCGCCGAAGGCAGCGGACGCGCTCGCGCAGATCGCGACCATCGCCGCCGAGCGGCAACCCGCCGCGCCGATCGTCCAGCCGAGCGCGGCCGTTGCGTCGCCCGCCGCAGCATCGGCCCGCATCGAACATATCGTCGTCGCGGCTGATCGGCTTGGCATCGCGTCGACTTCACTGACGACGGCATCCACGGCGATCACGAGCGCGGAGACGAAGGAAAGCGACGCGGCGACGGGCCTCAAGTCCACGGTCGGTAATTTCGCCGCCTCCATCAGTGCATTCAGCACCGCGGTCGTCGCGCTGCGAACTGCGGCCGACAAGCTCGCTGGCGGAAAGAAGGGCGACGAAGGCGCTCCCAAGGACGACGGGACGGCGGCGGCGTCCGGCGGCGGCGGGAGCGGAGGATCAGGTGGCGCGGGCGGCGGTGGCGCCGCTCCTAGCGGCGGTGGCGAAGGCGTCGACACGGGCGTTCCAGTTTCCAATGTCGTCCCTGCCGTCGCGAGGCCGACGACCGCGCCTCCGTCAGTTGCGACGCCCACGGCGGCGCCGGCTACTGCCGCCGCGCAGGACGGCGGGGCGCTCCAGCCGCGCGTGACGCTTGAGGGCCGCGCGGCGCCCACGAGCGCATCAGGCGCGCCAGCGGCGAGCGGCGGGACGCCCGCTACTGTGAGCCAGCCGGGAGCATCTGCGGCTCAAACGGGAGCCTTTGCGCCTTCACTTGGAGCTTCTGGCGGCGAAAGTGGGGCTGGCGGCGAGGCGAGCGCGATCGCGGTCGGCGGAGCAGGGCTCGGCGGCGTCTCCACAATGGCGACGCCGGGGTCCGGGGTTCTGCCACCGGCTGGTGCGCCTATTCCAGATTTCCTGAAGCAACTCTCACCAGAGGACTATGAGCGCGATCCGACAGGCCGCACCGTGCCAAGCTATCCGTTCCGAGAGGGTCAAACGCCCTATCAGATCAACACCGTGCTTGGGGGCGCGCCAATGTCGTATCTTGGCGAAAATATGGACGCGGCGATCGACAAGGGCGAAGCGATCGCGGAAAAGAAATTGCAGCAGGAATACAAGCGCGACCCGTTCAAGTTTCAACAGGACTCCGAAAAGCCGCCAAAGCCTAATCCCATCTTCCCGTCGCCTTTCGCGGATCAGACCTACGCCCAACGCGTCAAGGGGACGATGCACGACGAAGACGGAAACCAGATTGCGGTCGACAGGGAGCTTCCGCCCGACTATTCGATCAACACGCAACCCGGCGCGCAGCCGGTCGGCTTCACGCCAAGCGAAGGTTACGGCTACGCCGGCAACAGCGGCGACACTGTCGACCCTGGCTTTGCGACTGGCGGCCACATTCAGGGTCCGGGTTCGACGACGTCCGACAGCATCCCGATCATGGCGTCGCACAATGAATTCGTCATGCAGTCGAAGGCGACCGAACATTGGGGCGTCGACTTCATGCACGCGATCAACGAAGGCCGCATTCCGGCGATGTTCAATGGCGGCATTCTCGGTGATCGCGATGCTGGCGCGGCGGCGCTTCCGTTCAGCAGCATGTTCGCACCACCGCGCGAGGAAGGCGCGTCCTTCAAGGGGTTCGCTATGGGCGGCGTGATCGACGGCTTCGCGGCGGCGTTCTCGCATCCTCTCATTCCCGATGCGCCAAAATTCGCGGGCGGCGGATCGGTCCCGAGCGGTTCGTCCATGCGGCCCTTGACGCTGGTCATTGGCGATCAGAAATTCGGTGGCCTGATGGCGCCCGAAAAAACGGCTGGAGACATGACCAAATTCGCGATCAACCAGCAATTGACCTCGACCAGCCGCAACTCGCCAAGTTGGAGGCGCTGATCTAATGGCAGGCCCGACGCTTCTCACGATCACGCCGCTATCCGGATCGTCGGCATTCACGCTGACGCCCTATTCGGCGCGCGGGCTGACACAAACTCTGGAGCCGATCAGCAGCACGGGCGCATCGGGCGGCAATGCCATGGGGACGTGGCTGAAGCGCGACATCAACGGCAACCTCGTCAATCTTGCCTATCCGCAGTTCCAGAAATACGCCTCGACGATCACTTGCCGGGACACGGAGACGCCATCTTTTGATGACGCATGGATTGGAGCGACGGTCCAGGTCGATTGCGCGTGCGAACTCAACTATCTGACGGGCGGTTCGCCAGCGCGGCCGCCCGTATCGGGTTCGGAGAGGACGGAGGGCGATTATACTTTCTATCGTCCATCATTGACTATGATGGTCGCCGAGATCAAAAATTCGTTCGCGGAATGGGAAGCCGAGTATGCTTGGCAGCTTTCACTTTTTGAAGTCTGAGGCGACGTGAGCAACCCGGTCAATCAGTGGTATTGGGCATGGGTAGACCCGACTGACACGACGTTCAGCAGCGCGTTCTATCGCTACGATGAGCAAGTCCTATCTTTCACGCGAGATCACCAAGAGGGCGCAAAGCCCGAACTATCGGTGGTCATCAAAAATCCTGGGATTGGCCTTCTATCTCCGACGCGCAAGCAATGGGCGTGGCTTTCGTGGAACAATAACGGCACGGTGACGCCGCTGTTTTTCGGCCAATTGGTGGGAATTCCGGACAACCTTTTCCAGAAGATGCTCACGCTGAAATTGATCGCTAGATCCCTGACGTACATCGCTGACAAACAGCTTGCGGCCGAGCCGCTGAAGGTCTCGCCCTATTATGACGAGGTGTTCATCGACCTGACCAAAAGGGACGATCCCGATACTGTCCTCGAAGGCTATTCCGCACTGTACCACGTCGATCCCGTCACGCTTCAAACGACGGTTTCCGATGTCTTGATCGGTGAGGACGGCACGGCCGTCTTTCAGCAGTCAGACGCCTTTTTCGACAGCGTCCAAATGAAAATCGGCTCCCAGCCGCTTACCGCGGTCGCCGTCGATGCGACTGTGACGTGGACGCAGGAGTCTATCGGATACGTCGATTTTGGGCAGAACGTATTTTACAGCTATTCCGGTGATGGCTTCATTTCTGACTGGCCCAAGCCAGGCGCTGGCCTTGGCGCGGGATGGTCATGCTTCACGAGCCTTGCCACCGATACGTGGGGCGTCAGCAAGGTCATGACGGCGTCCTATTCCTACAGCTTTCAGAACCAGAACAAGCATCCGCAGGACGGCGACACGATGAGCGTGTCGACCAGCGTCACGCAGCCGATCTTCAACAATCCAGGCGTGTCTGACTTTTCGGTTGCGACCGGCTATCCGAACCTCGCGCCCTATCAATCTGGCGTGATCCGAAGCCTGATCACCATCGGCCTGCAAGACCCGTTCGCGATCGACCCTGACACCCAGCAGCCGGCGCCCGTCAATATTCCGGCCTCCGCATTCGTCACGACGAACTATGTGCCGATGTGGCAGATCAACGCATCGCTGGTCATGCGCTATGACGCCAAGCGGCCTCGATCTGAGCGTCTGACGTTCCTTTTGCAGGCCGAGACGCAGCCAGTTCTCGTCAACCCGACCGTCGCGCAGGACAGCGAACTGATCAAAAAGACTGGCGACGTCGGCGCGCCGATCTACAACCTGCTGAACTGGACGTCGCTCGCCAACTCGGCGGTGTCGGTCGGGCAGCTTTGCTTTCCGAATAATCCGAACTTTCCCGGCCAGCAGTCGACGCAGATTTGCATCACGGCCGGTATCGCCGGTTCGACAGAGCCGGCGTTTTCAGCGGTCGCCGGCATTGAGACGGTCGACAACACCGTCGTCTGGGAAAGCCTCGGCGATACGCCGCCGCCGACCACCGCGCCCGATTGGGCCAAGGAAACCAATACGCCGCCCGGCGATCTACTGATTCCACGGCCGCCGCTCTATACCGAGTACGCCGACCTGCTGATCCCCGGCCAGTCGCAGCTCGTGCCGGTCGCGACTTCGATTTCTTACGGCCAGGTCATTCAGACGCCGGACGGCGGCTTTCAGATTTGCAACCTGTCTGGCCTCACGGCGGTCTGGCCGATCGGCTCCTATCCCGCTTTCAGCGACGTGTGGGGAACCGCAACTGAAGACGGGACCGTTCAGTGGATCAGCCTCGGCGATACGCTACCGAGCGGCGCCATCAGCTACATCGCAATCTCAGGCGGGGAGACGGGCCTCTACCTGCCATCGTTCGACCCGACGACTGGCGCTCAAACCTCGGACGGTTCCGTCGTCTGGCAGAGCTTGGGGCCGGTCGACATCCCGGCTGGCGGCTATCCTGGCAACATCACGGCACGGAGCTATTTTCCGACCGAGCGCGGCCTCCAAAGCGTCGAATATTTGCTTGCGCTGGCAAGAGCGCGGCTGCGCTATCGATCGCGTGCGATCACCGTCTCCTGGGACTGCCGCTTTGAACTGGCGATGTCGCTCACCTGCCGATGGAACGCGCTGCTCTACGATTTCCGCCTTCCGGGCGGGCAGGCGGCAGGCAAAATAACGCGGGTCACTATCAAATGCGATGGCGACGGCGAATTGCTCGGATCAGTCACCATCGGAGCCAGCGTCGGCTATGGCGACGTGATCACCACGAGTCCCGGCGAGCCTACTTATGTGGACGAAGACTACGTCGGCGCCGACTATCAGATATTCACAGGCGTCACCGTCAGCATCGACGCGCACGAAAATGACGTCGGCTACACGCCTCCGAATGCCGATCCTGATCTTTGGGATGATGGTCTCCAGTTCCCGCTCAGTGTTCAGCAAGTCTGCACCTTCGCCGCCGTGCATGGCTCGGGCCTCGTCGTGCCGCTCGGCTATAGCGCGGCATTCCCCTCACAGAACACGATATCGGATGGACAGTGGAGCGATCTCTTGGCCGACCAGGTCGGGACGGCTTCGACGGGCGGCATCCGAAGATCATTCGCCGCCGCCGCCGCGATCTACAGCACGCCGCTGACAGGCCAGTACAACTATAACCTCGCGCCAGCCGATGTCGCGCAGTCCTTGCAGCTTCAAGAGCGCCAGCTTAACGCCCAGGCGTATTCAGCCTCGATCGAGTTGCAGGCGAACCCGGTGTGGTATGATCTCCAGATCAAGCCTGTCACGAATGGTCCTTTCGCGGCGGAGTACGGCCTGACGGTGACTGAGCTTACGGTTCCGAAGACGATTGACCTGGAGGCGCATGCATGAGCGCGGTTGAGAGCATTGTCCGTCCGTTCCAGACGACGACGGACCCGACGAGCGTCGTGGCGGCGAATCAGGTCGGCGTGCCCATCCTGCTACTCACCTTCGGCCGCTCTGGCAGCGGCGTCTCATTCACAGGGACGTTCAATCAGACGGTGACGTACTATCAGGACAAGGTCACGGTCGAGCAGTCGAACCTCGACTTCAGCCCGGAAATGCAAATGTGGGCTGAGATCGCGGCGAGCCTGAATAATCTCAGCGGCAACCCGAACCCGGACTAGCGCATGCCATCCATCGATCCGAACTCGATCCGGTCGCACGTCAAGCGGATCATCAACGGCGCGAACAATGATCCTGTCACGGGACTTCCGCTCTGCTACGTCGACGTCGAGCGGATTGATTATTTCGTCGTCATCGACAATGGGCAGCGCACAGGCGTCGTCCTCCAATGGGGCGACGACGGCAACACGACGGGAGCGTCGAGCAACCAGAGCCGGAAAATGGTCAACCTGCGCACGAACTCCAATCTGGACAATGGCGGTGATGCAGATCAGGTGGTCTTTGTCGACATTCCAGTGATTGCGTCGTGGACGTATGCTCCTGAGGGGGGGCCGCAAAGGATCACCGAGGTGTTCCAGAACGGCCCGCACAACGACAATAGGGTCGACAATCTCGTCATCATGAACCCCTGGGTTATGCGGCCAGATGTCGAGGCGGCGCTGAATGCCGGGAAAAATGTGGATGGTCGTGTCTACGGGCCGTTCACACCTGAAAATTTCGATACTGGTCCACGCGAAATATTTTCTAATGGCGTCCCCTCGTGGCTTTGGCCCGTGTTTTATGTTACGCACGACGACAACCAGATGCTGGGGCACCTGATTCCGCAGACGTACCTACAGAGCATCCGGCCGCTCGGAACCGGCGATTAACAGGAGAAGAAATGGCGACTAGACCGACGCCGGTGCCCCATGCCAAGCCCGCGCCGAAGGCGACCAAGTCCACGACGCCTGAAACCGATTCGATCATGGCCTCTCAGAAGGCCGCGCTGACCGCCATCCTCGCCAAGACCGCGCCGCAGACCGACCCGCTGCGCGCGCAGATCACGGCTTTGCAGGCCCAGATCGACACGATCGAGGGGCCGGACGTGAAGTCCGCGCGCAAACATCTCGCGATCCTGAATAACCTCTCCGCGTCGAACTGAGGCCCTGATCGCATGGTCGACATCACATACGTTACGGCTGGCGAGTGGGGGCCGGGCCAAGGCACAAAATTGAGCGCGCCTCAGGCAGACGACAATATGTGGGCGCTCGCCTCGGCGGTTGTCGCGCTTCAGGACCATGCCGGCGTCGGCGTCGGCATTGCCAGTATCGAGCAGATCAACGCCACGCAGTTCATGATCTATCTGACCAACGGGAACGGCGAAGGGCCGTTCACGTTGCCGACCAACCCCTGGAATTTCACGGGGCCATGGCTGCCGGACACGCCGTATCTGCCCAACGACGTCGTCACGGCAAACGGCGCGGTCTATCTGATCACCTTGTCGTTTACCAGCGCGTCGGCGTTCAGCCCGAGCGCGACGGACGGCGACGGGCATCTTCTTTATAATCTCCTGCTGAGCAACCCTGACACAGTATTGCCCGCCGGGGGCCTGACCGGCTACACGCTGGTCAAGCGCAGCAACGCCAACTATGACGTCGCATGGGGCACGAACGCGATCGAAACCCTGACCGACGTCTCGATCAGCGAGTCTCCCCCGCCAAGCCTCTATGACATCCTCGTTTACGACGCCGGCATCTGGACCAATGTCAGCATCGACACGATCGCCAGTTTGCTGCTCAATGTGGAGAACCTCGCGAATGTCGAATCATATGCCGAGAGTTCTGCTGGGTACTATGTGCTTTATGGCTATAGTGACGGTGTTGGCGACGTTTACTGGACTTCCACGCCCGTCGACACGTTCAACAACGACCTGCTCCTCGGATACCTCGCTGACGCGGAATATCTGAATTATTCGATTACGCCAGCGACAGGCCAGTTTCTGCGCTATGGCAGCAGCTTCTGGGAACCCGAGAATATTCAAACGACGGATATCAACGATACGTTGACGGACCTCGGCTCTATCAGCGGAACGGCGACGGTTGATCCTTCTGTCGGATCATTATTCATGGCCGAGCCGTCTGGCGATTGCACCATCGGATTGGCTTCGCTCACAGGAACCACGGGCCGAGAAATCAAAATCCAGATCGAGACGTCGGGCAGCGTCCCTTACAACATCACGTTCGATGACGTGAGCGGATTTATTTCGCAAGGCGTCCTGTCGACCGGGGTTCTCGACAGCAAGCGTTTCGTGGTATCCTTCGTCAGCGACGGAACCTACATGAGCGAAACCAGCCGCACGTCGGCGATGTGATCGATGCCTGGGACTCCGAACGTCGACAAGCCGGGCGGACCCTATCGGCTCGATCCGTTCCAGCGGGTGGTAAATTACCAATATGGATGGCCGCAGTACATAGCTCCCGGCTGGTTTCTGTACTTCCTGTCGGTAACGTACGACTCGGCGACAGAGGGCGCGGCGGCGAGTGCGGAGGCCTACGTCAAAGCGAACCTCACGCTGATGCCAAGTTCGATCGCCGCATGGGCGACGCTGATCCTGGCGTGGCCCGGTCCTCCCACGCCGTTCCCTGTCCCTCCACTACCTGGGCCTGGGCCGGCAGTCCCGACGGCCGATCTGACGTTTGCGGACATCTATGGTGAGCCAAACACGGACCTCTTCCCGTACCTGACGCCGCAAGTGAACATACCAACGAACACGTTCACAAGCCTCGTGTCGTCAACCACGGAACAGACGGGATTTTCCACGTCCGGAGCGATGCTCAACACCGGCATTCACGGCGTCGGATTTATCGCGAGAACGTTCATCGGCTGCGCGACCTATCTGAGCAGCCCAGATCAAGTCATCACGGGAGCCGGCGCAGGGGGACTTGGGCTGTTTGACCCGGCTGATTTTGGCGCTGGAGGCGAGAGCTTTTCCGTCGATCAGTGGAATAATCAGTACACGAACGGCTTCGCCCATCGGTGGGGCTGGGCGGGAGGAGAACCGACGTTCACAGGCGAGTTAGCGACGGTGATTGCCACGCCTCCTGGCGTTGAAATGAATGCGACATGGTATATTAGGGAGGGGTATTAGTGGTCTATTGCACGCTGCACAATCCGACGAAAACGCCGCGCGTCATCCATGACGGCATCCCAGGATCGCAGAAGAAAATTCCGATCGGGCCAAACGAAACGACAGAGCCTGTCGAAATCGCCTTGCATATCGTCGAGACGCTGAGGGCGCGCCGCAATACGCTGATCGTCAACCAGCTTCGTCGACCCGACGCGCCCGCGCCCGTCGAGATTGGCGAATTGATCGCGCCAGAACCCGCCCCGGCGCCCGGCCGAAAGCCGCCGATCGTCATCCAGGGCATGTGGGGCATCGGCGATAATCTCCATCAGCGCGCCTTCCTGCGCGAACTGATGAAGACCAAGGATGTGTGGCTGGAGACCTGCTTTTTCCACCTCTACCACGACATGATTCCGCAAGGTCTTCATATCATCCCAAGGCGCACGCGGCTGCGGGCGCAGGCCAAGATCATTGCCCAAGAAGAATCGCTGCATGGTCCTCTTGTTCCGCTCCCCGCCAACGCGCCGGCGCCGATAAAAATCTGGTACTACAAGACCGAGATTGATCGACAGGGATCAATCCTCGCGGAAATGATGCACCGCGTCGGCGTGAAGGTTCCGAGACCCGATTTCAGCATGCCGGTCCCTGACGAATGGAGGGCCACGGCAAGAGCGCTGATCAGCGGATGGAAGACCAGCGGCAAGCCGATCCTGCTCTACCGGCCGATCGTTCTCAGAAAAGAATGGGACGGAGCGGCCAGAAATCCCGATCCTCTGGTCTATCAGGCTCTGTTCCGATCCATCCGAGACAGGTTTTTCGTCGTGTCGCTCGCTGATCTTGAACCGGGGGTGGAATGGATCGTCGGCCCTGATCAGGCGGCAGACGTGAAATTGCATCACGCCGAGCTGGATTTTCGGGGCATGGCTGGATTGTTTGCCGAGGTCGACATGGCGTTTTGCTGCGCGGGCATGGGGCCGGTGCTCGCTCAGGCCGTCGGAACTCCGGTGGTGATCGTCTATGGCGGCAGGGAGAGTTTCAAGACGACGGAATCAGCCGGCGCACACCTCGCGCCGACGCTGGGGCTTGATCCAAACCATCCTTGCGACTGCCACAGCCATCGGCATGCCTGCGATAAACGGATGACCCTGGCGCCCGCCCTAGGGCGTCTGAGGGCCTTCGTTGACGAACACACGACCAGGCGCCGGACGTTGATCTTCGCCACGACCTATGTCGACTGTCGAGAGCGGGCGATGCTGACGGACCAATGGATTACTTTGGTCAAGGAAAAGAACCCCTGGTGCGATATTCTGATCGTCGACGCGAAAAGCCCATGGTCGCCGCTGATTGATGAAAAGTCTCACGGCAGATTCATCAAGTACACGCCCGGCCGGCAAAGCCGCCAGATGCTGCATGTGTTTGACGAGAACGTCGGCCACCTTTCACGAGGAGGCAAAGACGGCTGGGGGCGCGCCTTCACCTTCGGGCTTCAGGCGGCGATCGACTGCGGCTATGACTTCGTGGCCCATATCGAGGGCGACAGTCTTTTCAGGCTTCCTGTCGGGCCGATCATTGATCAGATGGCGCATGAGAACGTGAAGGCCATGTCGATCCCGGTTGTCGGGATGACGGTGACGCTGAGGGATTGGGTTGAGACCGGCCTGATGTTTTTCGAGACCGCCTATCTGCGCGAAAGCAAATTCGTCGAGAAATACGACTGGAAGGCTCGCACGCCGGCGCCGACGCCCGAAAAGGTGGTGAGGGCTCTGCTGGGCGACAGTCTCGTCATGGCGTCGTGGAAGGGCATGAGAGGCGACAAGGGCCAGATCACGCACAAAAACGTCGACAAACTCGACCTCGACTGGATCACGCATTGCCACACCGACGTCTGGGCTTATGATCGCTTTCTCGCCCTCGCGTTGGGCCGAAAGGAGGTGGTGCCAAGTGTACGAGGAAATGCCGTGGAGCCCTTACCGGCCCCCGATGTCGCCTCTCAGAGGCCCATTGTAGCGACGCCAGCCGAGAAGCTGAATTTCGGGTGCGGGACGAACAAGCTTCCCGGCTGGCGCAACATGGACATCGAGGTCGACATCGAAAAGCCGCTGCCCTTCGCGGATCATTCAGCTTCAATCGTTTTCTCAGAGCATTGCGTCGAGCACGTCGACTATTATGCGGCTATCCGGTTTTTTCAGGAAGCGTGGCGCGTGCTAAAGCCTGGCGGCGTGATCCGGATCGCGGTTCCATCCATCGAAAAGATCATGGAGAGCGATGACGCCGAATATTGGAAATTCTCGACCAAATTTCAGACCAAGGGTCCGACCAAACGCGGCGCGATGCACGGCATCCTGTTCTCCCACGGCCACAAGACCGGCTGGACATCGAACCTTCTCAGAGCCACGCTCTATTACGCGGGCTTTGAAGACCTGACGATCCATATGCCGGGCGAGTCCTTTAGAGACGAAACCAAAAACCTCGAAGGGCATGACAAGGTCATAGGAAAACGGTTCAATGATCTCGAAACGATCGCCGTCGAAGGCGTGAAGCCCGATCCAGAAGCGATGGCGAGGATGGCTGCGACGGTTCAACCGATTGCTCTTCCATCCCCTGATCCGATCAAGCTCGCGATCGTGGTCGGCGGCGGCAATGATCCGATCGAGGAAGCGCAGCAAGCCGCCCTTTACGCTCACAAAGCGGGCCTTGAACCGACTTATTTCATCGTAAACGACATGATCGCCCACTTTCCGCATGAGGCCGTTGCGGTCACATTGCATCGTGAGAAGCTTGAGGGCTGGATGCAGACGCGCGTGCGCGAGGGACTGCCGCTGATCAGTCAAGTCTGGGGCCACCGCAAATATGACCGCATCACCAATGTCACCGAGGACTGGTCAGGCTCATCCGGCCTGTTTGCGGTCAAGATCGCCCGGATGCTCGGGTTCACGCGGATCATCTTGGCTGGCGTCCCGATGACGGCGGACGGCAATCATTTTGTGCGCAAAGTGAGGTGGAACGCCGTGCAGGGCTTCCGCCGAGGCTGGGAGCGCCATAAGGACGAGATCGCGCCTTACGTGCGCTCAGTGTCGGGCTGGACCGCCGAGCAGTTCGGCAAGCCGACAGAGGACTTTCTGAGGGGCAAGCCGTGAGCAACATCGCAGCCGATTACGACGACAAGTTTTTCCAGATGCATGTCGGCTGGCGCGCCGAATACAACGCCATGGCCGAGATTCTGATCAAGCACTTGCTTGGTGGAAAATCGACCGTCATCGATATCGGCTGCGGCAACGGCTATATCGCACAGAAGCTGATCTCGCGCGGGTTCCGCGTGGTCGGCGTCGATGGATCGCCCGTCGCCCGCAAGTATTTCCCGCAAGTGCTGATCCGCGACCTGCGCACGCCTTACGCGCATCCCCAAAGGCACGACCTCGTAATCTGCACGGAAGTCGCCGAACATCTTGAGGAGAAGTTCGCCGATACGCTGGTCCAGTCGATCATCGCCTGCGCCAAGGACACGATCTGGTTTTCAGCGGCGGTCGCCGGCAACGGCGGCCACCTCCACCTCAACGAGCAGCCGCACGAATACTGGCACGAGAAATTCGCCGCTAAAGGCTGGATCGTCGATGAGGAGAAAACCGAGGCGATCCGCGCCGATCTCCACGAGCGGGTGATCAATATCTGGTGGTTCGAGGCCAACAGCTACGTGCTGCGAAGGGCGCAATAGGCGCCCTCCCCGAAAGAATGGAATCAAGTCCTAAAAACCTCGCGCCGGTGGCAGCGCGTTACAAAGTCGTCGATCCAGTCATAATCCGGCTCGGCTTGAAGTGTGGAGACGGCAGACGCGGCTTCGACGTCGGCGAGCCCTTGCTCAATCTCGGCGGCGACATCCTGATAGGCGCACCGCCCGAGTTTGATCGCGAGGATGTGCGCGGCGTCAGGAATTGGAAAAGTCACGCGCCCCGTCGTCAGCATTTCGATCGCTTGCCGCGCCACGCGAACAGCATGGGATAGCGCCTTCCAGTCAACGCCGTTCTGACTTTCCGCCTGAAGCGCGCGGGCGCCGTAGTCTTTGACGAGGGCGTGCATTATATCGCGCGCGTTTTTGATTGATGCAGAGTAGGACAACTTTCGCCCGCAGACTTCCCAGTGGTCCATCATCACGCCAGATGCGTGCTCAATCGGCACGATGGCCATATGTTCGTCGCTGGCGACGGCATGATCAATGAAAGGCGCGATCTCTCGCAACTTCGCGGTCGTTCCAAGCCCCTCTACGGCGTCGTCGAGAATCGCTAGCGCCTTGCGCGCTGCGGCGACGCGCGAACCCTTGATGCCATACTTGTTGGCCTGCTGACGGCAATAACCGACGAAGGCGGCGGACTTGCTTGTGATCAGGCGATGGCGATTGGCGACCACCTCGCGCCACTCTGGCGACGGCGGTTCGGTCATACTCCATTCGGGTGCGAACAGCACGTCGGTGGCGACTGTCTGCCCCTCAGACATCAGGGACAGATAGCGTTGCAGGCTGAAGGACTCCTCATCGACTTCTCCAGCGAAGTTCTTTTCGCCTTCGCTCTTTGCGCGCTTAGTCGAGATTGATCCGCGAACGCGCTGCAACAGGATTGAGCGCGCGTCGGGCATGTAGACGCTTTTGAAATCGAGGTCAGACTGCGGCGTTGATGTCCCGTAAAGGTGCGAACCGAATTTGATGCGGACCAGCGTTCTCATTTGTCCACCAAGAGGAATTTTTCGTCGAGGTCGTGAAAGGTGAACCGCGCTGTGGGCTGCGTCCAGTCGCCGTTCGCGAAGATCACGATGTCATCCGGCCCAATATCACGGCGCGCGCGAGTGTCCCACCCCCGATGGATGAATCTTGGACCACCCCATATCCGGTAGGCGCTCCAGTAGCGATCGTCCCGGAATCCCACGTAATGAACCGCGCGCATCAGCCAAGCCCATTTTCTCTCCCGCCTCCACTCTAAATCGCGGTTGGGGGCCGCAATAGGCGCTAGCGCTCCAAATCGCACACAAAATCAACGCGGGGTCTTCACGGAGCCTTCATAATTGAAGGCGAAACCATGGCGATAGGTTTCACGTGAAACGAGGGGCGATTGGGCATGGTCGACGTCAATTTCGCCGGCTGCTACGCCGACACGCTCGTATTCGAGGGTGGCTACTCGGACAACCCGAATGATCCAGGCGGTTCAACAGATCGTGGAATCACCCAGACAACCTACGACGCTTATCGGCGGACCATAGGCGCGTTCACGCGCGATGTCCGCGACATGACGGATACGGAGTGCCGGGCGATCTACCGCACGTATTGGGATGCGGTGCGTGGTGACGAGCTATGGGATGGACTCGACCTTCTCCAATATGACGAGTGTGTCAACAGCGGGTCTGCCGAGGCGGTCCGCCTCATGCAGCAGACACTGGGCATTGAAGCCGACGGCTTCTTTGGCCTAGAGACGCTCGCCGCCGTCAATGCGGTCGTCGACAAGCCAGCCTTCATCAAAGACCTCTGTGCCCGGCGCCTCTCATTTTGGAGGTCGCTTTCGACGTGGCAGTTCTTCAAGGGGGGCTGGACGACACGCGACTACGGTATGGAAGCCAAGGCGCTCGCGCTTTGCGCCACATCGAAAGGCGCTGGGTCGCTTTCTGCTGCACCCGTTCCAGCGCCGGCCCAGCCGCCGAATCCCAGCTATGCTGATGGCTCCACAGAGTGGCTACAGGCGTCGCTGAATGCCCTCGGGGCTGCGCCGCCGCTGTCCGTCGACGGCGACTATGGCGCGGCCACCACGCGGGCCGTTGTGGCATTCCAACAGGCGACGAAGGGGCTATGGATTGACGGCGCCGCCGGGCCTAAAACGAAGGCTGCGATCAAAGCAGCACTGGCGGCAAAGTCATGAACGATTTCTACGTTTACATCGGCGTCCACCCAGACACCGAGGAATCCTGTTATATCGGGAAGGGGCGCGGTCAAAGAATTGGCGATCACTCGCCGCTGCTGAAGAAGGGGACGCACCCAAACGTCAGGTTGCAGAGCATCTTCGATAGGCACGGCCCTATCCTATGGGCAAAGCTCCACGAAGGCCTCTCGGAGCGCGAGGCATTCGAGATAGAAAAGGCACTTGTCGCGCTTTTGGGCAGGGGGCGCGGCAAGCCGCTTTGCAACAAGACGGATGGTGGTGACGGAACGAGTGGCCATAAGCACACCGAAGAAGCGCGCGCCAGAATGAGCCGTGCCCAGAAAGGGCACTATGTATCGCCAGAAGCGAGAGCAAAAATAGGCGCGGCGCACCGTGGCAAGAAACTGTCGCCAGAGCACCGTGCTAAGTTTATTGCCCATAACCACGAGCCAAAGTCGCCAGAACACCTAGCAAAAATTCAGGCGGCAAAGATCGGCAGGCCACGGTCTGCAGAGACGAAGCAAAAACTTAGTGAGGCGCTGAAGGGACGGAAGCAGCCGGCACGGTCGCCTGAGTACCGCAAAAACATCAGTGAGCACAAAAAGCGATGGTGGGCCGAGCAAAGGGTAGCCATGGTCGCGCTCGGAATGGAACCTACTTTCGCGGGAATAATCAGAAATGCGCAGGCAAAGCGCGCCGCTTTAAAGGGGGCGGCATGAAGCTCGCGAGCGCAGCGGCCATCGCGGCAGGCGCCATCGGGTTCGCGCGGCCAGTGTTTGCCCATGATACCTGGGCGAGCGGCGAGCCGGTCCCCGCGTGGGTAAAACGCGCCTGCTGCGGGCCAGACGACGTTCACCACCTGCGCAAAGAACAGGTGCGCCTTGAAGTGGACGGGTGGCACGTCGACGGCTATCCAGATGTCATCCCGGCCGGAACCGAGCAGCCATCGCCAGACGGCGAATACTGGATTTTCTATCGGACGAATACGCGGGCAGACGGGTCGACATATCAAACACGTGTCTATTGCTTTTTCGTCCCGCCCACGAGTTTCTGACAGGAGCCTCCCATGTCCATTGATCCACGCGTCGCGCTCATCATCAAGATCGTCCTCGCGCTCGCCACGGCGATTGCTGGCGGGGGCCTGCCGCTGGCCGGCATCGTCTCCCCGCAGACGGCTGCGCTGATCGTCGCCATCGCGTCCTCGCTGACGGTGGTCCTCGGCATCATTCTGACGGCGTATAGCTCCTCGACTCCGGGCCCGCTTGCCCCGCAGGACGCGCCCGTCGTCGCCGCGGCAACCGCTCTGTCGGAACTGCCGCCAAGCGCCGCCGCTTCTGTCGTTGCGTCAGCAAAGAGCGCGGTGGTCGCGGCTGCCGCAGCGCACGTCTGAAAAGGAACGTCCCATGTGCTTCTCCCTGAGCTTTATTGAGAGCCTGCTCATCGACCTTGTGGTGATCGCCGTCGTCGTCGCCATTCTGCGGCTCCTCGTGCCGTGGATTCTCGGACAGATTGGCTTCAACGCCCCGCCGATCATGCGGGTGATCGACATCATCGTGTGGGCGATCGTGATCATCTTCGTGATCGTGGTTGTCTTTGATTTGCTTCGCTGCGTGGTCGGCGGCGGCGGCTTTCCGCTCCTGCCTCACTGAAAGGAAACACCATGAAAATCTTTGCATTCATAGTCGCCGCAGTCGCGATGACATTCGCCGGCTGCGCGCAGCTTCAGACCCTCTCCACCATCGCGGGCGCAGCAAGTGCAGCCAATTCTGATTTGCTCGCAGCCAACACCGCCATTGCGAAGGCGTCGCCCACGGTGGGCGCGTTCATCACCAAGCACCTCGCGCAAGCGGACGGGTATTTCCAGGACGTTGCGGCGACCGGCGTCCTCTCCGCCGCTGCGATCGCGCAGGAACAAGCCGCAGTGGCGAAGGTCCAGAGCTACGCGACGAACATGCCAACGAGCGTTGCGGGCGTCGCGGCTGATCTGGCGCAGGCGTTTACGACCGTCCAAACGATGACTCACGTTCCCGGCACCTGATGGCGAACGGCGGCGGTCCATCCTCGCGGTCATCCAGCACGCCCAACTATGGCGTGCTGGAGCAGCGCGTCTACGGGACCGAACGCAAGGTCGACGAACTCAGCGTCAAATTCGGCGAACTATCGTCGCAGGTCAGTCAGCAGTTCGGAGCCATGCGCTCCGAAGTCTCGCGCGATATTGAGATCATCGGCGGCAAGATCGACCGCCAACTCACGGCCGGCCGCGCGAACTGGACGGCGATCATAGCATCAGCGGTCGGGATTGGCGGGCTGCTCGTCAGCGTATTCGTCGTCGTCGGATCAATGTCGCTAAGCCCGATCCGGGAAAACCAGAGCGACTTCAAACAAGCCGTGCAGCGGCTCTATGACGAAACCCTGAACAAGGCCGACTTCCGGGATTACGTCGCGGGAACGGATCGATGGCTCGGGAGCCTTCGGGACCGGCTCCAGACGCTTCCGCAAGAGTACGTGTCACAACGCCAGTTGACCGAACTGAAAGAGCGCTTTGACGAACGCTATCAGATCACCACCAAATTTCATGACCAGCGCCTTGACCACGAGGACGCCAGAATCGGCGACTTGAGCGCCAATACGCCACGTCGCGCCGAAATGACGACCGCCGTGGATACGCTGAGCGCGCGCGAGACATCAATCATCGCCAGCCTGAATGAACTGCGGCACGACCTCGGGTCCGACTTCACGCTTGGCGACGCGGTGAAGGAATTGCAGAGGCGGATTTCCGAACTGCAAGCGCAGGGCAACGGGACGGCGATATCCGCCGCAAGGTCTAGGGTAACGCCCGGCGGCGAATGATCTTCCGATCGGGGGCGGTGCCCTCTCGCTGCCTGACGTCACCTGTCGAAATTATCGAGATACCAGAAAAATGCGATCCAGACAGCCGCGACGCAGATAGCGACGATCGAATCGGCGAATGCTGTGGGCCAGTCCATTATGTCGGCTCCTGCTCTGCGAGGGCGATTTTGGCGCGGAGAATACATGCGAGCATCGCGAGCGATGCGGTGTTAGCGGACGCCAGTTCCTTGATCTCGCGCTCTTCCGGCATGACTGCCGTGAACATGCGCGCCATGAAAAACCCTCTACGCGGATGCGCGCCGCCGAAGCGTTCGATTGACCACCACCAGCCCGGCAGCACGCGATCGGCAAGCGCTATGCACGCGTCGACCGACGCTGTGTACCGCCAGAGAATGAACTCAGGGGCACGTACTTCGCGACCAGTTAGATAGAGATTGATCGTTATGGGTGGGTCGACCAAGTCCGGAACCAAAGCCCGCGCAACATCAAGGTCTATCTTCCGATCCGGCCCGGTCGCCGCCTCTACGCGGGAGAGGAGAGATTGGAGGGTGGCAATATTGCTCATGCGACAATCCTATCGAACAGAGGCGCGCCCATCATCGTTCTGGGGCGAGCTGCCATCGGCGCCGGCATATCGGAAGGATCAAGTCTCAGCGCCAGCAATCCGCCCTTGGTTTCGCCGGCCTCGGCAAAGCCGGCCTTTCGGTAGGTCCATCCCCAAGTCGGGACGCCGCGCACGAGTGTCGGGCGAACCTTCGACCGATCAACAAATGTGATCATGCCGAGCGCGGGCGACGGCCCGTAGTGCGCCAGTGTCGCCGCCACGGCCGCGCGGATCAACTCGGAGGCTTTGGCGTTGCCCTCAGAGCGGAATGCGGAGCAAACCCACGCGCCCGCCCATGCGTGCTTCACGAATTGAGCGAATGGCGCCGACGTGATCCAGAACGCGTCTGCTTCGGCCGTCAGAAGTACGAGGCACGAGCCCGGCGGCGCGAATTGCGGCGAATCCGGCGTCTGGCGATTGTAGTGGCGATCGGCCACCCGCTTGGCGGCCGGATCAGCGCGGTGCGACAAGCACCAAGGTTGCGGGGTCATTTCAGCCATAGCAGGCCATCCAGAAGTTTTCTCGCGCTCATAAGCCGAAGCGCGCAAAGGTAGGTCATCACCAAGTCAATTTCAGATTGTGTGAGATGATGCTTTTCCACTAGCTTTCCGAACGTCATCATTTTGTCCCTTCGGCGCGGTAAAAAGCCAAATCATGATCTTGGCAAGCGTTGTGGAATCGCAGGCGTTTTCATTCTCAACCCGGTTCAATGTTGCCGCCGAAATGCCGATGATTTTCGCCAACGCGCGGACACCGTAGCGATGCTGTTCGCGATAGGCGGCGATGACGGGACCAAGCATCATGGCTTCTTCTCATTCCACGTGATCATCGCGGCGCGGCAAGTTTCAGTCATTGTAATAGTCCTCGATCGAGTCATAGACCTTAACCCCGTCGATCCATTTGTACTTCGCCTGCGGCCATCCCATTTCGCCGCGAACCCACGACTGCCTTTGCGCTTCGCGATGTTCTGCTTGCTGTTCCGGCGTCATTGCGTCAAATCGCGCTTGGGCTTCGGCGACGAGTTTCTTGAGTTCGTCTTCGGTCATGGCTTCGGCTCGTTGTACGCGATCATCGCGGCGCGGGCGGCTTTGGCCTCGTTACGATATTCATTTATCACGTCGGTCCGCGGCATAGTCGTCGGGGTCTAAACCGCGCCGCGCGCATTCTTCGCGGGCCTCAATCTCGCGTTCTTGTTCCGGCGTAATGTCGTAGTAGCCTGAGTCGATTAGATAGTCCCCGAACGTGATGGCCATGGTTCAACTCTCCTTTGCGCTGTGGCCCGCGAGATAGGCTTCAATGTCGTCGGCGATCATGTCGGGGGTGACGCTGGACATTGAGACGAGGTGCCTGACACGCTGGGCCCCGGCAAAAATGCGCCTGCGATCCACCCCCGGCGCGGAGAGTATCATTGTCAGTGCAGCCTTACCCCAAATTTTCTCCGCTAACGCAATGGCGCATGTGGAGCAACTGCCGTATCCCCATTTGAACCCTTCGGGCCAAAGCTTCGGCCTGCGAAGCCGCCATGCCAGCCCCCGCAACGACGGCTTGTCGAGATCGACAAACAGATCGGTGGTTTCGTCAATGGTGATCGGGGTGTGCTTCATGGTTGAGGTTCCTTCCATCCAAGGCTTTTCAGAAATAGAAACAACGCGGCGATAACTTCGGGTTCCAGACAAACGGCTTCAGACGCGTCGATAGAGTTTACACGCAACCAGATGTTCCATCCGTCAAAAGTCGCGTACACGCCGTCGCCAAGGTATATTTTTTTCTCGTCGCTCACGTCGCCCCTCCCTGCGGCTTCGCCGCCTCGGCCTGATTGAGTTTCGCGAGGACGGCGCGGGCACGGCGAAAGTCGCCAAGTTTGGTTCCTAAGCCTACAGTCGTGCCATCCGGTTGCAATTCCGTGCCGGGGCGTTGATATGCAAGCCATCGTTTGTCGGCTTCACTAGCCGCCCCCGCGAACGGCTCCAACGCCCCTGCCGCCTCCGCCAGCAGCCGGTCCTTCTCCGCGAGCGCGGCGCGGAGGGCGTCGCGTTCGGCGGCGAGTGCGACTATCATCGAAGCTGCATTTTGACTTCCGTTGCCGCTGCGCAGGCGCAGCCAACTTGCCAGTGTGAACGCTGCTTCAGATGAAGTATCGCCATTCTTGTCGAGTTCCATAACGATTGTCATGTTTAGCCTCCTGGTACATCTGGTGAGGGAAGGACGTCGGGAGAGGCGGGAGGCAGAGGAAGTGCTCGGATCGCAGCGGCGATTTCAGCGCAAAGCTTCTCGCGTTTGACGTTGTGATAGCCGGTCGATGATGATTGCGCTTCTGCGCATGTCGCCGCCGCTTCGCGCATCAGTTCGACGGCGACATTCGGCAAAAGCGGAAACGGCAACAACGGCTTCCCATCTTCGGTCTTGCCATAAGCAAGCATGTCCAGAAGGCGAATAAAATCTTCGTTGTTCTCCAGTCGGAAGGATTCTCCGATCATACCAACGGCTTGATAGCATTCGGCAATGACGGTCGCCATCGGGGCGGCTGCGGTTATCGCATCCCGCACCGCCGCAATCCCTGCGACGTTCGGCCATTTCATCGGATCGCCCGCGAACGGATCGCGCGGCCCGGCTTCGGTTTCCGCCACACTGAATATCCCGCACAGGACGTTGAGCGGGAGAGCTTCGCCCGCGCTCTCGGAAGCGCGGAGAGCGGAGAGGAATACGTCGCGGTGGCGGAAAGCGAATGCGCCAAGTTCATCAAAATCAGGCGCCGAGTCGATTGAGGGAACGCTTTCGACGTAGGCGGCAAATTGGTTGCTCAACTTGTGCATTTCGGCAAGCCCCTCGTAATACGTCTCAAGGTCGCGCTCTTGCTCGGGGCTTAAAGGCCCAAGCCGACCTAAAATCTGGTCTTCAAAGCTGCGCATCACGTCTTCCTCCACATAGGATCGCGCGGAACGGCGCTATTCAGCGCGTCGCGCAGCGAGCGGTTCTCGCGCAAGGTGCTGGCGAAGCGCTGGACAAGCGCATCCCGATCCGTGCGCACGGTCGCAAGGTCATCTTGTAGGCGCTCATGCGCGCCGACCAGATAGCCGCACGCGAGGCTCAGCGCCGCCCAATCGGCGTCGGCGCCATGCGAGTGCGCGGCATCAATCAGCGCGGCAACGGTGGCTTTTGAGACGTCAATCATGATGCTGCCCAAAGATAGAATGCATAAAGGCCGAACATGACGACGCCTGCTACGCCTGCAATAGCGGCGGAAACAGGAAGAGCAGCCACCCACGACAGCCACCAGAACAAGACCGGGTATTCGTCATCAAGCACCTCGACCATGATGCTGTAGACGACTTTCCTGACGCCGACGTACAGGAGCAGAGAAACCACAAACAGAACGATTGTCGATGCCATCAGGCGACCCTCTTTTTCGCGCTGCGGCGTCTGTCGTCCAGCATCCACAAGAGGATGCGGGCAAGCGTCCGGCTGTCGCACGCATGGCCATTTTCGACGCGGCTGAGCGTTGACACCGGAACGCCGATCTCTTTCGCCAGTTCGCGGACGTTGCAGCGGTCGTAGCGATAGGCGCGGAGGACGTCGCCGAGTTTCATTTCTTGACGTCCTTTTCTTTTGTCGGAGCGACATTGGCGCGCGGCGATACGATGGCTGCGAGCAGAACGATGGCGATCTTCGTAAGGGCGCTCAGCGCCGCTCCGACCATAAGGAGAATGAACACGGCAAACCAGAAGCCCCAATGGCGGTCGATGAATTCGAGAAACGTCATGGCTGCTCCCGATCCAAGCCCCAAACTCTCACCGAAAGCTGATGGAACCGCCTGCTGTAGCCGGTGTCTTTCGCGAGAAACCGCAAGCGGAACTCTTCGTCGACTGTCTCGCCGTACATCTGACCATCGCAGCCGTTCCCTGCGCCGAGGACCGCTTTGGCGGCTTCTCGCATCCTCTCGGCGCCATGGATGCGCGTGCGCACCGGCGCCCAGAGCGCGGGCGACTCAATGACGCCGCATGTTCCGCGCCCGTCTTCATGCTCGTGCAGCGCCGGGCACGGCAGCGCGTGATCCTCGCCAAACAACTCGGCGCCGATCGGGCAAAGAGCCTCGCGGCAGCACATACCGCACGCGTTGCAGGCCGATCCGTAGGGCACTTTCTGTATGGCTGGCGCGGTCATGCGGACTCCTGCTCTGCGCCAAAGATCGCTTCATCCTCTTGCGCGGCGATAGCGCGGCCTGTGGACCCAGGGTCGATCGGGAACTGGCCCGGTTGCAACGGATCGGGCGAACGCTTCTGGACGCCTTCCTCAATGTGGCCATTGCGCACGCGCCGGAAACTCCCTTGCGACCGCCGCAGCGCCGCGATCCGGCTCCCGACGATTTCAAAGACGTCCGCCAGTTCGACGTCTTCACGCGTCATGGCCGCTTCGACTTGTTCACGCGTCAAACCGACCAGGCGCGCATGGGAGAGCTTGCGCTCGTGCGCGCGGCATTCGTCTTCCGATGCGAATTCGACGCCGTCGAACGCTTCGTATTTTGTGATTGTCTTCATGGTCCCCATCCGAGTGGCGCAAAAAATCCGCCGTAGTAAAGAACGACGCCTGTAATGAATTCGACAATGAAACGCGCGAGCGGGTTGAAGTTACCACCAAGGGGCTCGCCAGACTTGGCGATATGGACGCCAATGGCGATGCAGGTCACGCCAAGGTAGATGTACTGAGGCCAATGCGCGATCATGCTGGCGCTCCTGCCCTGGCGAGGATGGCGTTGCGCATCGCCTGGATTTCAAGCATCCTGTCGTAAAGCCCTTGTGTCAGGCGAGGCATTTCGTTGCGCCAGTCGCCAGTCAAAACTAGGGCCGCTTCCCATTGTTCGTAGGCGCGAAGCACGGCGATCATTTCATCCCGCTCTTTATCGGCCATTTCCAGTCCCCTTCACTTTCCCGATATCCCTGAATAACTGGCGCGGCGGCAGGGACGGCTTTGTGACCGGCCGCTCTGGTTTCTCCCGCGATGGAATCGACGCCTTGTTCGGCTTCTCCGCGCCAAGGTGACGCGCTTCGGTGTTGACGGCTTTGGCGATGACCTTGCGGTCGATCTTGGTTTTGGCCTTGTGGCAGGGGATGCAGAGCAGCTTGCCGTCAGCGGCCTTCAGCGCGCGCTTCTGGACCACGAGGGCGTCGGCGACGGTGTGATCGATCTCGAATTTCGTGCATGGCCGCTCGCACGACGCTTCCTCGCAATAGATCACGTTATGACGCGTGGCTCTCTTGATGATCTCGACCTGGACGCGCTGCGTGAAATTGAGCCGCTTCATGGGCAACCTCGCTCAATCCATACCCGCTTGCCGGATGCGATCACGGCGCGCGCGTTCGGGTCAGGATTCCGCCGCCACATGGCGCGCATGGCCCGCGTCATTTCGCGATACTGCTCGCCACAATCATAGCCCGTGCAAAGAACTGGCGCGCTCCCATGAATCGTGCATCCGTTCGGCCCAAGATAGAAACAGTCGCCGTTTTCCTTGTGCGCGAGCATCTTCGCCGGCTGATGCGTGATCGGGTTGACGGTGTCGACGGTCTGGTAGCGCTCGACGACGTAGCCGTCCTCCGGACGCAGGATGATCATAATGCCGCCTTTGCAGCAGGCAGTGCAGCCGTTGCAGTTGACGGTCGCGGGGAGCTTGGTCATGCGCGGATGATCTCTTTCAGCGCCTTGTCGCGCGCAGCGTTTAGTTCGGCCATCGCCGCCTGGGAACCGCCGCGATCAGGATGACGGTCCTTGGCGAGACGCCGGTAAGCGGCCTCGATCGCTTCTCGCGATGCGTCCTTTCGGCACTCGAGAATGTCCCACCACTCGCGCGGCGCCGGCAACTGGACAAAGCCGCGAAACATTTCCGCGACTGTCGCGACGCCATGGCGCTCGATCGCGCGCGTCGCTTCAATGTGAGCCGCGATGGCGGCAAGGTTCTGAGCGACCTTTTTATAGGTCTGGCACGGCAGACACGTTGATTTGCCGTCGAGTTGGAAATAGACGGCGACGGCAGGATCGCCCGGTTCTCCTTGACCCGATCGTGGCAGGCCGTCCGCACGCAAGGGAATGTTGGTGCTGACCACGACGTTCTTGGCTCCGAGGAGGAACAGTTGGCGATGGAGACGGTCAAGCGCGACGCTGACGGTCAGTGTCGATCCGCCTTTTGAGAACGAGCCGAATCGCTTGGGGAGTTCGCGCGCCCGGCCAGCGGGCCACTGGAGCGGATAGGCGGAAATGCTCACTCGGATTTCTCCGCGCGCGCGCCGCCCTCGACGGCGTCCGCTGGCGGCTTGATGCCGTCCAACGTCCGCCTCAGATGGCCCACGATGGCGAAGTGCTGCCCCGTCGCGACCATCATGGCTACAATGCCGTCGATCGCGCCCAGCGACCGCCCAGCCGCTTCCATTGGCCCTCCCGCGAGAAGCCCGTCGCTGAAAATCTCTGCGCCCAGCTTCCTGCCCGCGCGAATGTGCGCCGCAGCGACGCCGAGCGCCCCAAGCCCGTCAGCTTTCTGATTCTGGTCCACCGATCCTCCTCTCGACGCCGACCAGCGCCTCCAGATAATTCAGCACGTCCTCTTTGGAGCGCTGGAATTCGTCTTTCGTCATGCGGTGCTGCTTTTGCGAGCGCGGCGTCAGTTCAGTAACGACGTCGCCGTGGATTGTGACGATGGAATATTGCTGGTCTTCGTCGTCGTCGTCGGGGCGCGAGCGCACGAAAGCGGCGAAGCGCCGCGCCTCACGCGGGTCCGACGCGATGAATTGCCGGGAATTTGCCCAGCCCGTGGCGACGAGGGCGTGCTTGCGGAGCGCGGTTTCGGACTTGTATTGCGCGGACAGGTGATCGGGCAGGGACATCCAAATGTCGCGGATGCGGGCAAAGTAATGCGCTCTAGATCGAGCGCTCGTTCCCTCCGAAATTTCCAGACGATAGAATTGACCGACGACGAGTTTAGCGTCGCATTCTTTCATGAAGCGGCGCGCGGGCTCGAAAGCGGTCCCGCTCCATTGGGCCATTATCGGCGCAGGCGTGCTCACGTTCGGCAATCCATCAGTCAATGTAAAGCACGCCAAGGCGCGCCATGTTCTCGGGGGACTCGGCGGTCTGGCGCAGGAGCGCGGTGATCGCGCCGGGACAAACATAGAAGCCTTGGTTCCCGTACTTCATCATGCGGCGCACGGACGCGACCGGGTACGTGATCTTGTGAACGGCGAGGCGCTTGCGGCCCAAGTCCCAAAGGGAGTGGTCGCCCGTCACAAGGCTTTCGCCGTCAAACGCGAACTGGCAGATGGTGAAGTCGAAACTGTCGATGACGGCTTCGGCGCTGTTGTAATATTGGAATTTGATGCACTGAATATCACGCTCAGCCGTCTCGTCAGGCAATTTTCCCTTGTAGTGGATATGGTGCTCGCTCTCGCGGAGCTTCGTCAGCCCCATCGCGTCAATAGACGACGTGAATGAAGCGAGTTGCGACTCGTCCCGAAAGAAGAAATCAAAGTCGCTCTTAACGTCCTCGTTGAGCAGCGTTCGGCGCACGGCGCCGCCAGCAAGCCACGGCCCTTGCGGCGAGATAGGAAAGCCCTTGCGGAGTACCTTCGCCATGTCTGTTTCCTCGAGTCCTCTGTCGGAGGATCGCGCGACGAATTGCGCCATATCGTGCTTGCTCATGATCTCACCCGTAAGCCTTGATCTTCGCCACCATGGCGTCGAGATCGCGATTGAAGTCGATCACGGCCGATCGCAAATTCGCGATATAGGCCGGGTCGCGATATGCCCGCTTGATGAACAGCGGCATTTTGGGCCAATAACAAACAAGGTCGCACCACGCGCGCTCTGTGATCCACATTTGGCCTTGAACCTGCGCCACATGCTGCGGAGGAAAGTCGCCTTTCTCTAAAATCTCGATCAGCACGGATGGCTTGCAATTCTTGACTTCGAGCAGGCCATCTGCGCTCAACAGCGCGTCCGGCGACGCGCCGGCAAGCTCATTTCGAGCGAATGAAATCCGCTTCGGTTCGGCGCCGGCGACCAGCGCATAGGCGAGTCTGGCCTGCTCTTCCATCTGGCGCCCGCGTTCCATCGCGGCGTTGGTAAACGTCTCCTCGGGTTCGCCGGTGATCCGCTCGCCGGCCAGCCGCAAGAGCAGCGCGCGCCGCATCTTGCCTTCGCCTTTGGCGAGCATGGCGCCGAATTCTGAGGCGGTGACAATGCCGGCGCGAAGGGCTTTCCATTTGGGAGAGCCTTGGGGAAAATCTTCGTGGCTGAAATATTCAGTGGGCATCGTCAGCGTCCTCGTCTTGGGGAACGCCCGGAACGCGAATCCATTTGATCTCCAGGAAACTGCCACTGGCCTGAGGAGCCACCCAAAGGCTTCCATCATCGCAAAGGGCGAGAATTCGAGGATAGTATTGATCCGTTTCGGGGACGTCTGTGACCTGAATTATCTTCCGCTTCACGGGCCACTCCTTTTTCGACCGGCTCCAGGCGCCCCAAAAGGCGGACGCCATGAGAAAACCTATGACAAACTGCAACGGCTCGACCACGGCTCAATACGCGATCGAAACGCTGGGAACATTCCCCGTCGCGATAGCCCGCACGATCGCCTTCGCGCCATCGGTCGCAGCCTCAGCGGAAATCTTGTCGCCGGCCAGCAGCAGCGCGATCGTGCTCGCGGCGCGTCCGTTGACCTTGCGGCGGTGCTCGTGATCGGCCTCGCGGGCTGCAATAGCGTCCGCGTCGCGCTTGCGCTGCGCCTCGGCGGCGTCAGCCTCGGATTTGAGCCGCGCGTTCTCCGCGCGCTCATGGGCTAAGGCCGCGTCAGAAACACGCCGCGCCTCGGCTTCCTGCGCGAGCCGATCGGCATGTTCCTTGCTCGCCGCTTCCAGTTCGCGGTTGCGGGCCTCATTCTCGCGGTTGCGCGCTTCCTGCAACGCGAGCGCGGCGCGGCGATCGGCTTCCTCGCGCTCGGCTTGCGCGGCCCGCAGGCTGGCAAGTTCGACTTGTTCGGCCTCATAGCGCACCCGCGCGGCAAAGGCCGTCTGCGCCTTGTCGCGGGCCTGCTGGACGGTCAATCGATATTCGTCGAAGAAATCCTCGTCCGCAGGCGGGATGAACGCCATCAGCGCCGCGATGTTCGCCTTGATCTGGTCGGCAGTCAGCGGGTTGCCCATGGAATCGACCGCGCTTCCGAGCAGCGCCAGTTCGTTGATGCGCTGGACGTGCTTGTCTTTGCGCGCAGTCTCAACGGCTTCCCATGCAGCGACGGGCGCGCGCACCTGCTCGGCGAGCGCATCAAGCGCGTCACGCATCCGCTTGCGGTTTGCGTCGATGGTCTTCGGCAGTTCTTTCAGCTTCGCGACCAGCGTCTTGCCAGCGTCGTCGAGGATAGTCTTCGACCGGACGATCTTGTACGCGAACGCCTTCGCAGCCTTGCGGCCTTCCTCAGTCGTCGCATCGGCGCTGAAATCAGCGACCAGCGCGCGAACCTTCGCGACGTGAACGTCGAGGCCCTTTCCTTCTGGCGCCGTGAAGACGTCCATCGCGGAATCAGGGTCGATCGGCGGGGAGACGAAATTGTCGGTCGGTTCGGCGGTCATGAAGGGTGCTCCGTGCCGCCTCCCCGCAATGCGCGAGGAGGCGTCGTATTTTCGACAGATCAGGAAGCGCCAAGCATTTTGTCGAGGCCGAATCCGGGTTCATCCCAAAAATCGACGATGAACCGGCCGTTGCCCTTCGCGAGGCTTGGATTGTTGATGCAGACCATCAGGAACGGGTCAGGGTATTCGATCGCGGGCGCGGGCGCGTAGTCACAAACGAAAAATGAGACAGGCGCTTTCTTGAACCCACGTTCAATGGCAGCGACCTTCCTCAGCGCGTGCAGCGGAATGGTCTTGTCGTAGACTTTGACAGGCGACGGAACCGTGAAGGCCTGAGAAACGCCGCCGTTTCCAAGGGAAACGTAATCAGACGGCAGCCCCAAAGCAGATCGCGCCCTCAGATCATTCGCTTCGGACGGACTCATTTTTCGCGGCCCGACGTAATAGTCGGAAGCCGGGCTTGATTCTGTGACCCCAAGAGACGCGTGCCAGCGACGCGGGGGTGTTCCGAAAGATACGCCCTCCATGTGGTCCTTTTCGCGCAGCGGCCGCCATTCCCAGCCTGATTTATCGCGGCTCTCTTCATGCGCCTTTTTGTCCATGTACGCGATGACGTCGGCGAGAGAGAAAAGACCCCAATCCTGCGCGATGATGAAATCCTTCAACGCGCCAATGGCGCTGTCGGGAACAGGCACGCCGACAGATTGAGCGAGGCTGGCGTACTCTGCCATGAACGCATCGCGCGATGGCGCAGCGGGTTCGCGTGACAAGGGCGCGGACGGGATCGGCGGCTTCGGAAGCGTGACGGCCTCCATGACGTCGCCGCCGCCTGAAATACGCCTATTCGGCCTGAAAAAAGGAACCATGATTCCACTCCTATGGTTTGAAGACGCACCATTGAACCCACGTCATTTCGACGTTAATGCCCGCGCAGAATGCGTCAATAACTGCGAGGTAGGGACGATCGTAGTGAAGCGCGATGGCGCAAGCCAGAGCGCAAAAGACCGCGTTGGCTGGGCACGCGATGCGCATGAATTTGACTGTCGGTTTGGCAGTCATACGGCATCCTTTGATGGACGGTGCTTTGACGGGCGGTGCTCGCCAAACTTGGAAGGCTTCCTCGGCCCTGGAGCGCCCTCGCTTTCTGCCACTCGGCGCCCTAAGGTTCGACGGGCGAAACCAAATTCCTTGGCGACTTGGCCGGCCGGGATGAGTTTGATTTCTGACGTTCGCTCCTCGGGAGGCAATCCAAAAGCAGCACGCTTGAAGTTTTCGATTGCGTGGCGATCGAAGAATAGGCGCCCGTTTAGCCTCAGTGGTGCCGGAAACTCCGGTGTGGACGTTTTGGCTTGCTCCGTCGCGACGGGCGGCGCGGGCCGTTCCTTGATCTGCGACGGCTCAGGATTTGTTCCGCCCTTTCGCGGCCCTATCGGCGCCGTTCCGATCGGCACCGACTCCAGTTGGTCGATGTAGACGCGGTTCGCTTCGATCAATGTACGCTGGGTGGCGATGAGAGTGTTCAGCGCCGCGACCTCAGTCGCACGCGCTTCGATGAGCCGCTTACAACTCGCCTGCAAGCGCAGACTGGAGTACCAGGATGCGACCAGCATCACGGATAGAACGACGTCGCATATAAACAGAATGCTAGCGTTCACGCTTGCATCCCTCCGCTCTGCGCGCGCCTAAGCGCCGCATCGCCAGCTTCCGTGATGACATACACCGTAAAGCCATCGCCGACTGCCGCGCGCACGAGGCCGCGCTTGGCAAGCCACGCCAGTTGCGACGGCGCGCGCTCTTTGTCGACGCCTTCCGGCGAAGCAGATGCAGCAAGCCATCGCATCGCGCGGACCATCTTCGGCGGTCGGACGCGGCGCTCGGGAACGTGGAATGACGTCATGTCAGCGCCACGATCCTTGGCGCACTGCGGCGAGCAGTAGCGCGGGATTCCGCCGCCCTCGTCATCAATGTACGTTCCGCAGCACTCGCAAAGCGTGCCGTCGAGAAGCATGTCAGCCACGTCGCCCATCACTTGCCTCCTTGCGCGCGCTTCATCTTCTGATTGAGAAGCGCAATCGCCCGATCGTACGACTCCTTCGGGAGCGCGGAAATCTGCGGGATTTCAAACGCCGCACAGAACGCCGCGCGATCGGATTTGGTCGCTTCCAGAAGATCGGCAAGCGTCTGCAACTGAGCCGCATCAATGAGATATTCCTCGATTGAGCCAGCCTCCGATCCAGCCGCCCTTCCGTCATCGTCGCCATCGGTCGGCGCGCGCGACGTAATGTTCAGCAAGAGCGACGCGGTGTACCGTTTGCCATAAGTGATCGACGAGCCCATGGCTTGGACCGGGTTCTTTGAGCCTGTACTATCGTGCATCAGAACCATTGTCGTCTGTTCCTCGTGGCCTTCACGATGCCCAAGGATGCCCGTGACGGTGATCCGGCCATCGGGCGCAATGCCAGTCTTGAACGACAGCGCGAACCCGAATTTGGCGAGCGGCCCTTTGATGGCCTCGTTGATATCGGCCAACGACGAATAGGGCGTCTCTTGAATCGGTTTGGCGTTCGGATTCGGCGGCTGCCTCTCCCGATCGGCCTTGGAATAGACGATAATCCTGCCCGTCTGCGCGACGCCCGGAAGCTCGGGCTGCATAGCGCTGAAATCAGCGAAGAACGCGGCCTTGGCGCGCCTGGCTTGAACCCTGTCGTGCAGGTCCATCAGCTTTTCGAGCCGCGCGAGATCAACGCTCGGATCGACTAGCACGCGCTCGATCATCGCGGTGAAGTGGTCCTGCGCGACGGGCGCGGCATGGCGTCCGTGCTGGGCGTGGACGACGCTTCCGCCGTCGTGAACGCCTTCGCCGACGACGATCGTCTCGACCGCCGCGTCCGTCGTTTCCGCCATGCTGATTCTCCGTGCGTGAGAACCAGATATATTTTACGCGGCGGGAAATAACAACGGACGGAACGATCCTCTCACGTATTTATTTTGTCGCACATTCGGGACAGAATACCGGAGGCGTCCAGTTCGCGTGAATGTGGCCGCGCAGCGGGACGATCACTTTGCGCTCTGTCCCGCATTCGGCACACAGATACGGCGTCTGGATCGGCGTGTTCAAGTCGATCGGAAGCGCTTTGCCGTGCTGCGCGGCGCAAACCAGCGCCTCGATCTCTTCCTCGAACGGGTCATCGGGTTTGATTAGCCGCTCTTTCCAGCCCTTGATCGGAGGCCACGAGACGCCCCAGCGCGCCAGTTGCGCGGCGGTGTAGCCGCCGTTGCGCGACCGTCCGGCCCGAAATTCAGCGATGGTGATCCGGCGCTTGATATTCTCGACGGGCAGACCGGGAGCAGCTTTGCGACGGGACACGCGATATCCCCAGCGACAACTTGACGTTTTTTACTCCCTGGGGATAGAGATAGCAATGGACCTGATGGCCTACATGCAGCGATTCGAGCTTGATAATGCGGCCATGGCGCTGAAAATCGGCTGCTCGCAGGGCGCCGTGAACAAGTGGAAATACGGCCACGTCATGCCGACGCCAGTGTCCTTGCGTAAAATATTGCAGGCGACAAGCGGCCTCGTGACGGCCGATGATATGCTTCAGGCTTTCGAGCGCCAAGTCGCGCGGCAGGCCGCACGCAAAGCGAGAAACGAGGATGGACAATGAGCGCCGACCTCGAATTTCATCCTCTCGCTGAAATATTCCCAACCATCTACGGCGCGGAATTTGATGCACTTGCGTCTGACATTGCCGCGCATGGTTTGCGCGAGCCGATCGTGCTTTTCGAGGGCGCTATCCTGGACGGGCGCAACCGATACCGCGCTTGCGCGGAGGCCGGCGTGCCCGCTCGATTTGAGACGTATACCGGCTCCGATCCGGTTAGCTACGTCGTCAGCCTGAATCTTCGCCGCCGGCATCTGGATGAGAGCCAGCGGGCCATGGTCGCGGCGCGGCTAGCGAACCTTCGCGACGGACAACGGAAGACAGCTTCGCCAATTGGCGAACGTGCCGTGTCTCAAGCCGACGCCGCCAAGATGCTGAACGTCGGCAAGCGTTCCGTCGAACGCGCCGTCGAAGTCCGCGACCAAGGCGCGCCAGATCTTATCGCCGCCGTTGATCGCGGCAAGGTCAGCGTGTCTGCTGCCGCCGATGTGGCGACGCTTCCGAAGGCGCGGCAGGCGGAGGTCGTCAAGTGGTCGCCTGACGATATCGTCAAGGAAGCGAATCGGATCAAGCGCCACCGCAAGGAGACGAAGCGCGAGGAACGGAAAGCCGAAATTGCCGATCTTGCCGCCGTTGCCGCGCCCGCAGGCGCTCGACACGATCTTCGGCGCGCGCCGTGTTCCTCAATTCTCGCGTTGGCGCCGAATAGCGCCGAATGGTTCATCACGGACCCTCCGTATCCGAAAGAATTCCTGCCGGTCTATGACGAATTGGGCGCAGCGGCCGCGCACGCTTTGAGGCCGGGCGGCTCGCTGCTCTGCATGGTCGGTCAGTCTTACCTTCCTGACGTCATTGCGATGCTCGGAAAGCACCTGACCTATCACTGGACGCTGGCTTATCTCACGCCCGGCGGCCAAGCCGTCCAGGTGTTCCCACGCCGCGTCAACACCTTCTGGAAGCCGGTTCTTTGGTTCGTCAAGGCGGAGTTCGATGGTTCGTGGATTGGCGATTCCGTCGCGTCCAAAACAAACGACAATGACAAGCGCTTCCACGAATGGGGCCAGTCCGAGAGCGGCATGCTCGATCTTATGGCGCGCTTTGTGCGGCCCGGCGAAACCGTTGTTGATCCATTCATGGGAGCGGGCACTACGGGCGTCGTGGCGCTAGCACTCGGCGCCAAATTCATCGGCCTCGATATCAACGAGGACGCGTTCAACGAAGCAACCGTGAGGATGGACCGTGCCGCAAAACTGGTCGCCTGACGGCACGCGCCAAGAGCGCACGGGCTGGCGAGATGCGGAAGTCAGTGCGCGCCATCGGCATTGGGGGATGAACTGCCCTGCCGTCGATCTCGATTTTCTGATGGTCGAATACAACCTCGGAAAGCCTGTCGCGCTTGTGGAGTATAAACATCACTACGCGCGAACGCCGAACCTCCTGCATCCAACGTACCGCGCCATTCGTATGCTAGCGGACGGCTATCGGGACGACCCGCTGCCCTTTATCGTCGCCTTCTATTGGTCGGACATATGGGCATTCCGAATCGTTCCTGTTAACGAAGTCGCTGAGCGACATTTCAAATTTAATGAGCACGTCAGCGAACGAGAATTTGTATCGCGCCTCTACCGGATGCGCCGACTCGTGTTGGCTGCGCACTTGAAGGATTCCCTTCATACCGAACTTCCTGCGGAAGCCGCAGAAAGCCACACCTAACGAACTACTGGAGAAGCGATCATGGGGCGCCCAAAGGGATCAAAGAATCGTCAGGCTGGAGCAGCGAAAGCCGCCAAATCAGCGCCGCGCAGCGACGGCGTGACCACCACGAAGCACAATATCGCGGCGGCGGCGGCTTCGCTCACCGATGACGAGCGCCAGGCTCTGACGCGCCATCACGTCGGGCAATACAAGCGCGATCTAGAGGCCAAAAAGGCGGCGGACGCGACGTTCAAAAACACCTGCAAAAAGGCCAAGTCGGACGGCGTCGCGCTGTCGGAAATCAAGACTTTCATCGAAATGGAAACGCCAGAGGGCGAAAAGCGCGTCGCCGAAAACCTCGAACAGTCGCTCCGGATCGCGCGCTGGCTCGGGTCGAACATCGGCGACCAGCTCGGCCTCTTTGCCAATGGCGAAGCGGACGGCGACCCTGCGGGCGCGGCCTATCGGGCCGGCAAGCGGGCGGCGATGGAGAACAAGAAGGGCATTCCGCCAAGCCATTACGATCGTGACGAATGGCTGCGGGGCTACCAGGACGCGCAAGCGGCCTTGATCGAAAGCATGGGCACGAAGGAAGGCGCGGCGGCGCACTGAGGATCGATGCGCCTGCTGTTTCTCGATCTCGCCCGGCGCACCGGCTACGCCTACGGTCGCGCCGGGCAGATTCCGACGTCCGGCTCGCTGACGCTGCGCGACGTCGACGACAGCAAAGGCCTCGCGATCGGCGCGCTCGGAAGGTGGCTTAGCGACCTGATCATCGCGGAAGGACCGCCCGATCTGATCGGCATCGAGCGCTGGCTCCCGCCGAAAATCAGCCGTAACGCCGTCTCGACTGAGGACGCGCTGCGCATGAACGGATGCATCCACGGAATTGCGGGAATCTATGGGATTAATATCGTCGAGCCTTATCCGGCCACAATCAGATCAGCGGTCTGCGGGCGCTCGCACGCGGCAGGCGAAAACGATATCGGGACAAAACGGATGGTCATTGATACGATGATCTTGCGAAAATACATCCCGAAGGGCTGCGAGGACCATGACCGTGCCGACGCTTGCGCCGGATTCGCGTGGATGGAAGCCTATTGCGTGCCGGTCGGGCAGTCGAAATTCAAGCTGATGTAGGGGCGTTCATGGACCTCGAATTTCACCCGCTCGCCGCCATTTTCCCATTGATGCAGCCGGCTGAATTTGCGGAGCTTGTCGCCGACATCAAGGCCAACGGAATCCGCGACGAAATCGTGGTGCTCGACGGCAAGATTCTCGACGGACGAAACCGGCATCTGGCCTGCCAAGAGGCTGGCGTGAAGGGCGTCTATGCGACGTTCGACCCGGAGGTCGACGGTCCCGATCCACTTGCTTTCGTGATCAGCCACAACATCAAGCGCCGGCATTTGAGCGAAACGCAGCGCGGCATGGTCGCCGCCAATCTCTGCACCATGCCACTCGGAGGCGCGTTTTATCGGACGGCACGGTTGCCGACCGATCGGCCGCTCATATCGCAGGCCCAAGCCGCGCAAATGGTAGGGGTGTCCGAGCGCACGGTTCGAGACTGCGTAAGGATCAAAAACGAGGGTTCTCCGGAACTGTCGGACGCGGCGCGCGGCGGTCAAATTCCCGCCAGCGTCGCCGCCAAGGCCACACAACTGCCCCCAGATCAGCAAGTCGCGATTGCCAAGGCTGCTGAGGCCGGGAACACGCGCGCCGCCTCCACGGTCGTTAAAAAGGCCGCGCGCGCCAAGCGCGAAACCGACCTTGCCGCCGCGCAACTGGCGCTGCCGGCGAAGCGCTACGGCGTGATCCTCGCCGACCCGCCGTGGTCGTTCGAGGTCTGGGCTGCGGAAACCGGCATGGACCGTGCGGCAGATAACCACTATCCGACAAGCACGATCGAAGACATCAAAGCGACGGATATCGGCTCGATCGCCGCTGACGATTGCGTGCTGTTCCTGTGGGCGACGTCGCCGATGCTGCCGCACGCGCTGATGGTGATGGCGGCGTGGGGCTTTGAATATAAATCGAGCGCGGTGTGGATAAAAACCAAAGACGGCACCGGATATTGGTTTCGCAACCGGCACGAGCTTCTTCTGGTCGGCACGAAGGGCAATATTCCGGCGCCAGCCATGGGCACGCAAGACTCGTCCGTCATCGAAGCGCCAGCCCGCACGCATTCCGAAAAGCCGGACGAGGCCTACGAACTCATCGAAAAATATTTTCCCACAGTCCCCAGAATCGAACTGAATGCGCGCCGAAAACGAGCCGGATGGGACGCTCACGGAACGCTGGAGCGCGAGATTCGCCTAGAGAATCCTATTGTCAATTCCCGCCCTGTAAACAAACGCAAAACGCCGCCTCCGGGGGGCGGAAGCGGCGCCTTGACGTCTTCACGATGACGAGGCACAAAAGGTGCGTCTTGGGCCGGCCAGCCCGTTGACGCGGAGCCAACGATAAGAGGGTATCGGTGACTGAATATTTCTTTACAGCATTTATTATCACGTTGCAACCGTGCGGCGCTAGCGCTGGCGGTCAACGATGATTCCGGCGCCAGTCCTAGTTCAACTCGGGACGATCGGCCTCTCGCCGGACCAACTTGCGGCCGTCGCTGAAATGCTTCGCACGGTTGAAGAAGCCACGATCACGGACCTCAGCGGCCGGATCGAAGTCGCCGAGGAGGAGGCGCTTCGCCTCGCGCGGGCGAAAAATGCCGATCGGCAGGCGCGCTTTCGAGAGCGCCAAGCGGCAAATAGTAACGTTACTTCTGACAATTTAACGTTACGTAACGTTACGAAACGTTACGCGACTCGCGCGCCCACGCGTGCGCCCGGTCTTCTTTTCGAAGAAAGAGTAGAAGAGTCCCCCGTTGACGCTAAGAAGCGTCAACAGCCCCCAAGGGGGCGCGACGACGAAAACAGCCGGGCTCGTCGATTGCCAAAAGATTGGCTCCCATCGGAAGCCCATCGCTCCCAAGCCGCAGCGCTTGGCCTTACGCCGCTGGAGCACGAGGAGATCGCAACCGAATTTCAGAATTATTGGTGGTCGGAAGGCGGGCAGAAAGCCCGCAAAATCGATTGGGAACGGACCTACACGAATCGCCTGAATGAACAGGCAAAACGGGTTTTGAAAGGAAAGCAAAATGGGCGACGAAGAACTGTTCACGACGCAGCCCGCGACCTCTGCGATTACGTCGATGCCGGCGGCAAGCTCAACATCCCTCCCATCCCTCCAGTCCCATCGTTGTTCGAACTCCGTAGCGTCCCAACGAGCCCGTCTTTTGCTCGGCTGCTACCGGAAAGGTGAGGCCGAGGACCCGGATACCTTCCTGACAGCCCTTGTTTCGATCTTGATGGGCTATCCCGAATCGGTCGTGATCCGCGTGACCGACCCGCGCACGGGCATTCCTGGATCATCGAAATTCCTGCCAACGATCGCCGACGTGCGCCACGAGTGCGAAGTCGCCATGGCGCCGATCTATCGGGAACGCGAGAGAGTCGCCAAGGCGGCGCAGGCCGAGGAGCGGGAGCGCAAAGAGGCGCAGGGCGACCCTCAGAAGCGGGCAGAAACGCTTGCGCGTCTCAAGGCGGCATATCCGGGCATGTTCAACGAGACGGGCCGTGGGGCAGGCTCCCTGAAGCCGATCGCGGACATAATCGAGGAGCGCAAGACGGATTGGTCCAAGCCGTGCGGGCCGCTCTCGCCAGCCGTCCTGAAAACGCTCGGCCTGCTACAGGAGGAACCCGAACCGGACCCACGCGATTACGAATGATCACTATCATTGAGGTTGATCGGCGGGGCTGCAACCCCCGCCTAGATCAGTCGTGACAACGCGCGCCGTCGCCTAAAGCTATTTAGACGAAACGGGAGCGCTTGTCATCATGACAACTATAGATTCTGGCGAAAACTCACGATCCGGTGAGCAAGCTCCACGGGTCGAGATGGAACACCAACCCGAGCGTACAGGAAAGCAAAACGCACACGCCGCAAATCAAATATAGGCCACCGACGATTTGCCGACCGTCATAAATAAAGTATTGCCACCCTTTGACTTGAAGATAAATGGAAGGGAGGCTGAACAGAAGACAACTGACAAGGGAGAAGAGGGAAGTGAATTCTGGACTCCGGTTAAAGGGGGTCATAGTATCCACCGCGCGAAGACGTAGCAGATGGCGACGGACCCTGCCAAATGGATAAGACCAAACACCATGTCGGGTTCCCGCATATGAGTAACCTCGCCGAGGATTGAGAGGATCAGCATGAAGGCGAACTTCTGCCGGAACTCGCTCATACCGCCCTCGCAAAGCGCAGCTTGGCGTGCCTCGACAGCCACGCCTGAAAGCGCTCAGGAGACCCGTGGCAGGCCGCTGGCGCATGACGGCGCAGGAAGCCCATGATGGCCTTCAATGCCGCCGTGGACTGGTCGTCGCCGTGCCGGCAGGCTCCATCCAGGTCGTTGCGCAGGACCGCGCAGAGGAAGTGGCCCGGAACCACGCCGAACTTGATCCAGCGGCGCAAGCCGGCGCGCAGGTGCTCGGGCACGTATTCGAGGCCCTTTTCGAGATCGTCATCGTCAATCATCACGCGTTCCCTATGGTTGAGGGCATGACCTCGTCAAGGTCGACCCGGCTGTCAAAACGGACGATCCGAAAGCGGATTCCTTGCTGGACGGGACCGTCTGGCGCGTCCAGCATTTTCGTCGCCATCGCCGTAATGCGCGGGACGTTTGCGGGCTCCGAGCACATGAGCGGATACCACGCGCCGTTCATTTGATAGGAGACGAGTCCCTCGTGGCCTTCTGGCGTGAGGGACAGGACAAACCAGATAAATTCCATCCGGTTGTGGGCGTGCGGGGCTTCGGTCATTTGAACCCCGTGATTCTGATGCCAGCGTTTGGCCCGCGATAGTCGCGAATGAAATCAGCGAAGGGTTTTCCTTCCGGACAGCGAGCCTTGATGAAGGACTCCTCGTTGTACTTTCGGATCGTCGCGAGAAAGCGCGGCGCGCATGCCGGGCAGACGCCCTTCGACTCGAAAATGAAGCCGCCAGAGACGGCGCTATCCGTGCAATCAGCGTCGCAAAGATCGCAGACCACCGTGCGCCCCACGGGGACAATCGTTCCTTGGTTTGCGGCGGCTTCGTCCCATTTGTTTTGCAGTTCTTTCGGTAATGTCACGGTCTGTCCTCCTCCAGATGAATTACGACGCCGCCGATCGCTGCGGCGACCTCCTCGGCGCTATGCTCTTTGTCCCGCATGGCGGAATGAAGTTCCAGCCAGTCCGCGTTGTCGCCGAAGTGCGGCGCCACCAGCAGAAAAGCGTCCGTCGAACTATGCCTGATCAGCGCGGCGACGCCCTCCTTTGCGCGGCGCTGGACATAAGCCCGGAGTGCCGGATCACGATGCGCGTCGCGAAAACGCGGGTCGCACCAAACCTGGATCACAGGGATTGCAGTCTCGACGCCATCGTCGGTCTTGTGCCGGACAAAATCAGGAACCACGTCGATCACGTAGCGCGAGCGGTCGGGCCGCGAAAGATCAGCCGTGTCATCGTTCGTCAGCCATCGGCATGTCCAGACCTTGCACGACCACGGCATTTCGCGAGAGCCGTAGATCACGCAGCCTTTGCCGTACCTTTGATGCTGGCACTTGTGGTTGCCGGGCTTGGATATTTCCTTCACCGGCAACAAGGAACAGCACAAAGTACAGTCGCCGCATTCGCGTCTCATGGCGTTTCGCTCCTCAAATATGGCAGTCGATCACGGTGATCCATTGGTCGGGCCGGATGGCCGCAAGGATGGCGTCAGCCTCCTGCTGCCAGTCCGGATTGTCGTCGCTTGAAATGTCCCACCAGCCCATCGGACCGCGCTCTCGCCACTCGCCGTCGACGACGAATCCCCAACTGGAAAGCGCTGGCGCCGAGGCGATCCAGTCGTCCAGCGTTTGGCCCTCGGGAACGTTGAAGTCTCCCCATGTGTCGTCCCGCGCAAGACAAAGACCCCTCTCGCTCTGGCTAGCGAGCCACTCGTAGATGCCGTCGACAGTGCGCTGCCGATCGCGCACGCGCATCCGTTTCATGAATGCCATGGCGACGTCGCCAAAGCGCGCACTGTCGACCTCGACGGCGTTCGCAAGAGCGATCTTGCCCTTGTAGCGACCGCCGATCTGCCACCAGTCCCATTTGCGGTTCGGGTTCGTGCGGTCGATCACCCTCAGCAGGTTGCCGCCAGCGTCAACTTCAATGCTGCCGTACTTGGCGTCGACGTGCGTGCCGGGGTGCTTGATGGGCACGCCATAATACTCAGCGGCCCACTCGGCCGGCGACTGTTCTCGCTCGTCATCGCCACGCTTGGCATAGGCCGCGAGCGCCTCCGTCGTCTTGTCGACGTCGACGACGTACTCCTCAAAACCCGTGCTTTCGTATTCATGCCACGGCAGCAAGATCGCATGGAGCGCCGCTTCGGTTGGTTTTTCGTCTGTCACGACGATCATTGAAAAATGGCTCATGATTTTACCTCCTCTTTCGTCGCCAAAAAATCTCGCCACTGGCGCACGGTGTAATTGATCCAAGCGTCGAAGCTGTCGCGTCCGGTTCGTTGCGCCTCCAGACGCGCGATTGCGCGCGCAGCGAAAGCCCGTGAGGCCGGGTCGTGCGAAAGCAGCGGGGATGGTCGCGTGTCGGTCATTTCGGCCTCTGTGGCGCGCTCAACGCTTTCCAGTCGACTATTCCTCGCGATTCCCATCCATCCGCCTTGCACCGATCGCAAAACATCTGGACGTGGCCGCTCTTGTGCTTGCCGGCCCATGACGCGGGTCTGCCGCATTCGTGGTTGAAAGTGCCGGGTTCGCAATTCGTACAGCGTTCAGCCATGAAATTCCCCCTCTCGTCGCCCTCGTTGGCGCATCGCATGGCCGGCGTCTCTGCCCGCCGGCCAGTCATCGCGTCAGTCAGATTGACTAGCCCTCCGCGCTTCTCTTTTCGCGTTTTTGCGCAACTGGCGCCGAGTTGGCGGGGGCGCGAGAGCAGCGAAGCCTTCACGCCTCCAGTATGTACGCGCCTCCTCCACAAACAAGAGAAAGACATTCGCCGGTAGACGAGCCTGCGCGACCCGTACAAAAATCGTCTCGAATGAGAACCTAGCGCCCTCCTCAAGGATCAATCGCATGTCCCCGATCTGGCGGATTAGGTTAGAGCGCTCCGCATTGTCCGTCTCCGCACGCAACCTCACCTTGAGCGCGTCGTATTGTTCCTTAAGGGACGTAAGGACTTCCATTGTATCGCTCGACTCTCCGTATCCGCGCGCTGAAATTCGCGTCGAAAAGTCGCCCGTCTTTCCCATGAATTGCTCTGACGTCGAGGTCTTCTTAAACATTGTCGCTCCTCCCGTTGCCAGTGATCGTCGCGTCAGTGCAATTCGTCGTCGTCCACAAGCTCCACAAAGCCAAGCCGCTGCGCAATCTGGCCCATGGGAAACTCGTCTTTGTGCGCGTTCCAAAAGCCTCGGCAGCACGCGTCTTTCGAGTAGTGACAGACCCGATGGCCTTTGAAGCCCATGTGTTTGTCGCGCACCTGATCTTCGAGGTGCGCGAGGTTCAGCGGCGAGTCCTTCCGGTAGATGCATGTGGCGCAAGGCTCGCGCTGAACACGAAACATCAGCACTCCACTCCCGTTTGCGCCAGCGCGCGATTGCGCCGGTTCATGCGCTGGACGCGGCGATGATCCGTCGCGAGACGTCGCGCCAGTTCTTCAACGGCCTCATCGTCAAGGAAATGCAAAAGTCCCTTGCGGCGCACCATGTCGTCGAATGCGCTAGCGACGCGCGATTCGCTGAAATCCTTGATCAGCCGCTCATGTCTTTGCCGTCGCGGTATCATGGCATTCACTCCTCTCGGATCACGATGTTTTCGTTGCCCCACGGATATTTGCCGTCAGGCTCCCGATCAAAATCGCCGTGCAGGAGATAGTCCTCTACGGCGTTTGCGACGACATCGAACTCTGTGCTGGTGGGCGCTTCCCAGATGGCTTCCGGCGAGCGCTTGCTGTCGCTGATCGCGTGGATTGCGACCGCAACCGCGTGATGCGTATTGCGACTGGCGCTCCATTCACGATCGACATTCGGGGTCTGATACATGCGATTTTTCATGGCCCTTCCCTCCTCTTGATAACCTTGTGCAGGGCGCTCACGATGTCGGGGATCGACCAGCGCCCTAAGTCGACCAGGTAGTGCATGACCGCCGTCTGGTTGTTGGCGACGTCCGATGGCGTCGCCGCGACCATTTCGGCGATGATCTGCTGATAGTCCCACGCGTCGAGGCTCGCCCCGCGCGCAACGTCCATGGGATCGCGGTTCACGGTCAGCACCAAACGACTTCTGAATAGGCCATGAACCTTTCATCGCCATATTCGTCGTCGCCCTCGAAATGGCCCCTGTCGTTGAACAGTGTGTGGCAGGCATACCAGTGTGTCAGGCCGCGCATCTTCACGCGGCCTGACAAAACTTGCGCCATGGTGCTCATGCGACCTCCCTCAGCATTTCCGCATGGCGATACTCGACGCGCACCTTGCGGTCGGTGCGCGTGCCCGTGCATTCCGAAAGCTGGCGAGCCGTCAAAAACGTCTTGCCTTTCTTCGCATCGAACGTGCCCACGGTGACATCGTCGATATGGATGGTGGCCGAAGCGCCATCGATCTCAGGCAAGCCCCGCGCCAGCACTTCGGCCTTCAGCGGCTCCAGCGCCTTTTCTGCCGCCTTGGCTTGGGCGTGCGCCCTCGCATAGGCGTCGGCCAGAGCCCTGCGGCTCAAGCCCTTGATTTCAGCGTTCGTCATCGCGTTCTCCAGTCGTCGCCGGAATATCTCCCGCGTTATGAAAAAATATATACGAGCGATCGACTGTTTACAACAGAAACCGGACACGCTATAGAAAATATGTTGGACGCGAAAAGGGAGCCTGGAGCCGTGGCGGCACAACCCGTAAAAGCCGATGAAAAGCCGAAGCCGGAACGCCTGTTTCTGGGCGAGTTTGCGATTGAGCTTCGCGACGTGATCGAGGACGAGCGCGCGCACGAGCGACCAATCCCAGCCTTCAAGGCGATGGTCGAGACCCTGATCCGCGAAGCCGCTGCCGCGCGCCGCGCCAAACGCGAGAAGCCCTGATGGCCTTCAAGTCACCATTCTGGACCGAGGAACGCGCGAAACAGCTTCTCGCGCTCGACGCCGAAGGAAAAACCTCAGTCGTCATCGCGCAGGAAATAGGCTCGACCAAAGGCGCGGTCATCAGCAAGCTCGCGAGCCTGCGCGGCCGGCGCCCGAAGGCCGCGCCGAAGCCCAGCGTCGAAAAACGCCAGAGGCCTGTCAGCGACGCTCCCAAGCCGTTTGGAAAGGCTCGACCCACGCCAGTTACGGATGCTGGCGCGCCGGCGCCGGCCAGCCGATTTGTCTGTTGGGATGCGCTCGACCTCGGGACCGACTGCAAATTTCCGATCGGCGATCCCAAAGAGGATTTTGAAGGACTTCGATATTGCGGCGCGCCGCAAGCGCCAGAATCGCGCTCGTGGTGCGCATGGCATTTCGATCTGTGCTTCCCGACGCGCGGGCAGCGTTACCAGAGGAGGGTTGCGTGAAGCGTTGCACCATATTGATATTCGCCTTGTGGCTGTCCGGGTGCGGCTATTCGTCCGTAGAAAACGAGGCCGTGGGACAGGCCAAGAAGATTGCCAACGCCACCCCGTTGCTTTGCTATGATCATATCGACTTCGATATGAGTCTCGGCGTCATGCGAAACGGCACCGGCTCAATGTCAACAGAGGACATGTGGTTCACGCTTCAGAACCCTGCTGATGCCGAGGTGCTTAAAGCCGCAGTCGCGAAGGGCGCGGTCGTCCGCCTTCAATACAAGGTGGCGCGCGTCACGTTGTGCATCGAAAACTATATCATCACCAAGGTCATATCGGTGGAGTAGCTTTTGTGGATCAGCCGGACTTCATCTACTTCGAGTGCCCAGAATGCGGCTTTAGCAGCGTTCAAAAATCGACGTTTGATGGTTCGGACGATTGTCCGCTTTGTGCGGGCGACAGCGGGCATGTGGTGAGGATGCGCGAGCGCGTTTGTCGCTCGACCGACAGGCCGGAGGGCCGCGATGCGCGGGTGGTCGCAGATTTGGGACCGATAACGTGACCAATCGCCCGCATGGTTCGAGGGCCGCAGAGAAGCGGCCGCTCTCTCAAACCCCGTCAGCGATAGCGGCGCGCGAACGTCGCCTGACAGCCGCCATAAACAAATTCGACGCCGAGTGGCATGCCGAAATCGGGGCGAAGATGAAAGCGGAGAACATGACTTACGATGAGGCGTTCGTTGCCTGCGGAGGAACGATCCTGCCGCTCTGTTTATGGCGGCTGTTTCCCTTGAAACCAGACGAGGAGTCGTGACGATGACCGCCCAGTCCGAAGCCCACGAGAAGCTCGTGGCTGAGATCGCGCAGCTTTTGGCCGGCCGCGATTGCGCCGTCCATGCCGAGGAACGGCAGGACGCCCGCGCCGTCCTCTCTCTTATCGCAGAGCGCCTGTCCGACGTGACGCCGGAAATGGTGGAAGCGTGGGGTGCCGCTTATCCGTCTAGGACGCCAGACCCGACGTGGACGGACGAAAACTGCGCGCGCTGCGATTTTGTCGCTATGATCGCCGCCTCTCCTCTCATGCCCGGCACTGACGCCACGCTCGACACCGCGCGCCGCTAAGCTACAGTCTACTTTCCGTGAGGGGACGCGGAATCAGGGGGAAAGGGGAAATCTATGGGGGAAGACCAGCCGCGACGTCTCAGCCGCAACGAGACGCACGACCTTGGGATGATCATCAAGGAGCGCGCGAAGGTACTGAAATCCTACGCGAGTGAGCAGGCGGCGAAATGCATGGCCGATTTTGAGGCCAAACTCGCGGCCGAATATCATTGGGACCAGGACGCGGCGTGGAAGGCCGCGACCAAAGAGGCCATGGCCGTCGTTGCGGCGAGCCAAGATATCATCGCGAAACGCTGCCAAGAGATTGGCATCCCGGCCGCATTTGCGCCAACGCTTGCGCTGTCGTGGCAGTCGCGCGGCGAAAACATGCTGGAGAGCCGTCGCCGCGAACTCAGACGCGTGGCGGAGAGCCAAATTAGCGCGATGACGAAATCGGCGCTCACCAAGATCGACAAGCAGGCGCTCGACCTGCGCACGCAGGTAGTATCAATGGGCATCGTGTCGGAAAACGCGCGTGCGTTTTTGGAGTCTCTCGCGCCGATCGAGGAAGCGATGAGCATGCTAGAATTTTCCGAGGTGGAAAAGAGGTTGGAAACCGAACAGCAGCGCCTGGCGGACCATCGCCGACATTATGGCGGTTCGCTGTGAAACCCGTCTATCCGACTGCGCACGAGGTCGCCGTAGCAATCACCACGGCAGCGCACGTCTTCGAGGAAAGCCCGATCGACCTCGCGACTGGCCATCCACGCGGATATGCCCGCTGGATTGCCTATGCGGTTTTGCTCGAATTGTTCCCGACCGTTCCATGCAAGACGATCGAGGGGTGGCTTGGCGACCGCAAGGGCTTCTCCACGATGCACGCCCGAAAGCGCCTCGCTGACCGGAAAAAACACGGCACCTGGAATAAGCAGGCCGAAAGCGTCGTTCGGCATGCCGTCAGAAACGCCATGCAGCACACCGAGCGGGCGTGGGACTTGGCCGATGAAGCGCTGGAACCCGATGCGCCAGAACCCGCGCTAGCCCCGCCCGTCACCGTCGCCAAGCTGATTGACGTCGGCCGCGCGGCGCGCGTGCAGCGCATGAAGGATTTTGCCGTCGCCGCCAAGCCGACGCCTTTGCGATCGTCCAAGCCGCTATTCACGCCGACCATTGGCGTTGATCTGACCGTGCGGCCTGACGCGCCGATTGATCCGGCTACGCTACTGACAAGCCAGCTTATGGGCGATCCGAGTCCGCTGAGATCGGCTCTGGCGCAACGCGAGCGCGAGGCGAGAAAACCATGATCCAGTCCGTCCTTCTCACCGCTTTCGTCGGGTGTCTGTTCGTCATGGCGCTTCGCAAGCAGCACGTAACCTCGATCGCATTCGGATTTGCCTTCGTCCTGCTGGCCTTCATGGCGATGGAATATCCGCGATGAACGCGACCGCACCGGCGATGCTGTTCAGCCGGACATGGGCAATGCCGCACCGGGACACATTCTCTGTGCCGCCGATCGGCGAATTTGTCTGGAAATATATGGTCGCCGCGCCCGTAAGCGCCGATCCGTTCGCGCGCAACGGGAGCCGGGCAACGTTCACGAATGACTTGGACCCGGCGACGGACGCTGCGCTCCACATGGATGCGGAGCAGGCTTGCAAACTCTGGACCGCGCAGGGCGTCCGGGCCGATCTGGCGATATTCGACCCGCCATATTCGCCGCGCCAGATTTCCGAGTGCTACAAGTCGATCGGCCTCAAAGTCGGCATGGAGGAAACACAAAACGCGCGGCTCTACAAGCGGGTGCGGGACGCGCTGGACCCGCTGGTCAAACCGGGCGGCATTGTCCTCTCGTTCGGCTGGCAGAGCGCGGGCATGGGCGAAAAGCGTGGCTATGATCCGATTGAAATCCTGCTCGTCACGCACGGCGGCGCTCACAACGACACGATCTGCATCGCCGAACGGAAGCGCGTGAAAATGGACTTTTTCTCCTGATGGCATTCCTTCGCGCTTTGGACCTCTTTTGCGGCGCTGGCGGCGCAACGCGCGGGCTACAGCGCGCGGGCTTTCGCGTCACGGGCGTCGATATAAAGGCGCAACCTCGTTACGTCGGCGATCGGTTCATTCAAGCGGACGTGCTGAACTGCGGGCTTGACATGGCGGAATTCGATTTCATTTGGGCGTCGCCGGTTTGCAAACGGTGGACGGATGGAGCCCCGGCGCGTATGCGCGCGGGCTCCGAATACCCTGATCAGATTGCCGCTACGCGCGCGATCATGGCCCGGCATCCTGCTACGTGCATCGAAAACGTCATGCGCGCTCCCCTGCGCGCGGACATCGTGCTGCACGGAGACATGTTCCCCGGCCTTCGGGTCATACGGAGGCGGAAGTTTGAACTTTCGTGGCCTTTTTTTCAACTCGTGCCGCAGGCCCGCGTCGGGCTGCTGCGCAAGGGATTTGTCTGCGTGGTCGGCAAAGGAACGCCGAGCGGCGTGAGGGGCATGGGCCTCCCGAATGCCACAGCGGCTAACCGGCGCGACGCTATGGGCATCGACTGGATGAACGAGATTGAGCTGAGCCAATCAATCCCGCCAGCATATTCCGAATTCATCGCCCGCGCGTGGCTCGCTCAGCAAACGGTCGCCGCCTGATGGCCACGCAAGCCCCCGCCTCAATCCACTCCCAATGCACCGCTCTTGCGGCCCTCCTCGAACACGGTGTCGCCGGGCTGATCAAAACCGGATTCCGCAAGAGCGAAGCGGAATATCTGGAGCCGCATCTTCAAGCCGCGCTCCGGACGCTGCGCAACGTCGCGCGCTATGAGAACGCCATGCGCGAGGCGATCATCAAGGCGAAAGAGGAGGAAAAGGGTGGAGGCTGAAACCACAGGCCAGCGTGGTTACCGTTGCGGCTCTGGCCACGGCCGCGCCAAACTCACGGACGCCGCCGTGAAAGAAATACGCGGCTCGCCTTCCGTCCCGATCAAGGTGCTCGCGCGCCAGTTCGCGATCGGGGTGTCCACGGTCAAGAAAATCCGGGCTGGCGCGATATGGAGGCATGTCGGGTGAGCAGCCTCTGGAAACGCGCGAACGGCCCGCAATATCGGATGCTGAAAATCGTCGCGGGCGCGGTGCTGAACGCGGCGCATTTTCATCCAGGGAAGCCGGTCGACAAAAAGTTTGCCCGTTCGGTCGCAAAACGGGCTGTAGGGACGATCTCGTCGCAGTGGGCGGGATTGTTGGCGGCGCCGAACAAGGCGTCGTCAGGCGCGGCGCGTGGGACGCCGGACCATACCGCGCGTCGCCGCAGAGCGTATCTGATGGCGCTCTGCAAAAGGGGGCCGGCGAGAGGCTACGATCGCTGGCCCCCACTTGCGATTGCCGTCAAGAATATCTCGCGGAAAATCCGCCCGGCGCGCGAAGCTGGCGACCACGCGCGCGCGGACGCCTATGTCGAATGCCTGAAGATCATCGCCAAGGCGGCAAAACAGGAGGTTGAGCAATGACGATCAAGAGTGAAACCCAAGAGCAGGTGATCGAAGCCATAAGGGTATCGTTCGGGGACCAAGTCGGCCTGCCGCTTGGCGCCGTCTTGGCCCTCAGCTCGCTAGCGAACCGCTGGCTTGCGACGCTGGGCATTCCCTACACTGCAGAGGACGTCAACGCGCTGACGGCTCTCCTCTGCCGAGCCAAGGAATTCAGGCTATGAGGATAACGGTGGCAATGGCAGACCCTGACGGTGTCCAGATCGCTGGATGCACACTGCAAACGCGCGCCCAGGTCAATCGGCTCGTCTTCGCGCTTGAACAGGCCCGCAACATCGTCTGGCCTTTCGAGTCGTTAGACCCCTCGCTCGTGCGAACGGAATGCAGCGTGCGGGTGAATGACGACGGCATTGAAACGTTCACGGCGCCGCCTCACCTGAAAGGACATTCCCCATGAGCGATGGTCTTGGATTCGTCCGGCGTGGCAATTGGGGTTCTCCCAAAATGCCCGACGACCTCCCGCCAAACAGCGTCACGTTCATGGCCGGCGACAAAATCGCCATGCAAATCCTGCCCGGCGACCCGCCAAGGATTGTGGTGCCTGTCGGAATCAGCGTCGATGAGGCCGCGCGCGGGGTGCTGGAGGCGATAAACCACTTCCTCGGCCGGCATCTGTGGACGACAAAGCCATGAGCGACGATACGGTCATCGGCCACGGGCGCGGCGTGCAGGGTTCGTCAGGCCCGGCATTCGTGGGGCTTGTAGACCCGCCCGACGCAGTCATGGCAGCCCTGCGATCTCGCATCGAGCGCTGTGAGCGCCTCGTCTTTGAGCTTGCCGGCGCGATCGTGCGCAAAGGCTCCGAGCAAGACGGCAATTGGGGCTATCCGTTTTCCTATGACGAAATCCAGCGGATACGCCGCGCGCTGGCAACGCCAGCCGATCTTGAACGCCTCCACATAGTTTCCGAGCCGCACGGATTGCCGAGGGACAAGCCATGACTGAAACCAAAGCCGAAACGAGCGTCCATTTGCATCGCGTGGCGCTGAAATTCAGCGACGTTCCCGATCCCGTTGGAATCTCGAACAACTTGTCGATAGGGTTGCCAAAGCTAGAGGTTGACGTGCAGCGGCGCACCACGAAGCTAGAGCGCGACGAATTGAATACCAAATGCTCCCTTCGCCTCATATTCGTTGATCCGCTCGGCGACCAATGGACGGTCACGATTGAGAGAAGTGCGCCCCTATGAGCGAAATCATTGAGCGCGTCGCGGCGGCGATGTACTGGCAGACGGTCGAGCGAGCGTCGCCTGATGCTGCCGCGCGAGGCGCGACGGTGCCATGGGCGGGGCTTCCCGACGATCGTAACCCAGTCCTCTCGGCGTGGTTCTGTCGGCGCTTCTGGCGTGACGCTGCGCGAGCCGCGATAAAGGCTGTAGGCGTCAGCAAGATCACGAACGAATTGCTTGCTGCCCTTCGAGGCATGGAGGCTTTATATGGCAACCAGTATAACGCAGAATACGATTGGAAAATGAGGAATTTCGACGACTATGACCAGACTGAGGAGGTCGTTGCCGCGCTAGCAGCTATCGAAAGCGCGGAGTATTTCGGCGCCATGATCGACGAGGCGCTGAAATGAGCGCACAATCGCCTCGGATGCGCGGGGGCGCTAAAAGGAAGCGCAATAGCCAAGGTTGGGCGATTTTTACAGGAAACGGGAGCGGCTGTCACCATGGATGCCCATCTATTTGGCCTGTTTACTTCGGTATTGGCGATAATTGCTGCCTGTATTTCCATCATTTTCGCAAGGAAAGCTATTCGGCGCTGTGAGGCGTGGGAAGCAGATTTGCGAGCAAGAGAGACAGCGATGCGGTCCAGGGGGAGCGGTACAGGGAGATGATCGATACAATCGTGGCGATCATTGCTATGGCTAGCGCAATCCTCGCAATGTTATTGGCCTTTTTAGCCTCCCGAGCCGCCACGCGCGCGTCCGCAGCCGCTGAGCGACTTAGTGCAACCTGCTCCGCTTGGATGGCGTCTTTCGCGCGGGAATCTTCCTGATCTTTCTCGCTCCCGACTTGAAGACGCGCCGCTCTCGCGCTACTGACGCCTCGGATGCGCGGCCGTTCGGAAGGACGAACCCGAGGCCTCGTCAGCCTTTGCGCAGCGGAGTGGGCGAATGGTAAGCCACACGGCTCTGAACGACGTGCCGTGGCACGCGAGTTCAAATCCTGCCTCCGGGTGCGAGCCGGTATCAAGCCCCGGCCCGCGCATCCAACGCCTAAATGGTGGAGACGGCCGGAATCGAACCGGCGACATTCTGCTTGCAAGGCAGACGCTCTCCCAACTGAGCTACGTCCCCGAAATGAGCGGGCGGCGTCACGCCGCTGGCCAACACCGTATCGCAGGTTTCCCAACGATTGCCCCGAAGGGTCGCGTGGCGATGTTGGCGACATCCACTGAGCCCCGCGCCTAGGGGCGCGCTCCGCTCGACTCAACGCGACAAGTCCGTGGGAGGACAGGAGACGCGATACCGAACGCGCCCGGCCGCCGCAAGGAATCAGCACAAGATCACAAAATAAGGCGTGGATAATGGCGCGTAGCGTTTGCCGCAAATTGCGCAAAGGCGGAAACTGCGGCCGGATTTTTGCGCGTCATCCCATTTGCGTGGAGCGAGGGGCAACCCTTGAAGGTTCCCGCCGCGCCAGTTCCATAGCCTCATATATCTGCCAAACTAAGCCCTCAGTTTCTTCAAAGCGGCTATCCCACTCGCAATAAGCATTTATGCCCGCCTCAATCATCTCAGGCGTGACTTCGATTTCCTCTTCGCGCGCGCTAGCCGCGTCATTGGATGCGACGGTCGAATCGGTATTCATCGGCAACTTCACGCTCACCATTCTCCCCTCCGCATCTTGTCCAGCATGATTTCCGCATCCGTCCGCGTCCGTCGATCCGCTGGCAACGGCCTTGGCCGTCGATCCACTTTCGCCAGGTCAGGATAAGCCATCGCCACCCGCTGGACGATCTCCAGCCGCCGATCGCCGTCGCGCGCAAGCACTTCCAGCCATTGCTCCAAAAACAAGCCGCCCTTGTCGTTGTTGCACTTGCGGCAGCAGACCACTTTCAGCGTCCCGCCCGCCCACATTGGCTTTACATGATCGCGGGTGCGCAGGAGATTATCGGCCTGCCGCGTCGGAATTCCCGCCGATCGGTGCGTCCGCTGCTCGCAATAGGTGCAGAGCAACTGGTTTCCTGTCACCTCGCCGAATGGCATAAATTCCATGTTCATTCGACAGCCCCTCCGCCACCATAGCAACCCGCAACGATTCTGCTATAGTGGTCAAAGGGAACGGATATAAATAAATATCCGCAGATATATTCCGGGGCTGAATATAAATATGGGGCGGCGTAAAAATATTATTTCGCACAATAAACCCTGGCCCGCTGATAAAGTGGAGCGCAGAGATATTTCATCCCTCGTCGGATACGAACGGAATTCCCGGCTTCACAGCCCCGAGCAAATCGCCAAAATCGCAAAGTCGATCACGGAATTCGGTTTCACCAATCCTGTCCTGATCGATGAATCTGGCGGCATCATTGCAGGCCATGCGCGCGTCGCCGCAGCCAAGTCTCTCGGCATAACCGACGTTCCCTGCATCGTCGCAACAGGATGGTCGCCCGCGCAAAAGAAAGCGTATGTCATCGCCGACAATGCCCTCGCTCTCGGATCGACTTGGGACGAAGCGATGCTCAAGATCGAACTCGGCGATCTGCAAGGCATGGGCTTTGACCTGTCGCTCACCGGATTTTCACTCGACCAGATCAACGGGTTTATGGTCGATCGGTCGGCTGGGCTCACGGACCCTGATGATGCGCCAGAACCGCCAGCGTCGCCTATCAGCAAGCTCGGCGATGTTTGGGTGCTGGGAGGCCATCGGCTGGCCTGTGGGGATTGCACGAGCCCGGCTGTCGTTGCGTCGGCGCTCGGAGGCGCAAAACCGCATTTGATGGTGACCGATCCACCGTATGGGGTTAGCTACGACCCGACATGGGCGGACGGCGGGGCCGTGATGGCACGAGCCAAGCGCAAAAGTGGGGCCTTCGGGCCGGTTATGAACGATGACCGCGAGGATTGGACTGCCGCGTGGACACTGTTCTCGGGGCAAGTTGCGTATTGCTGGCATGCCGGTCTCCATGCCAATACGCAACTTGCCTTCGAGTCGTGCGGATTTGAACTCCGCTCACAGGTCATATGGGCGAAATCGCACTTCGCAATTGGGCGTGGTCACTATCACGTTCAGCACGAGCCATGTTTCTACCTCGTGAGAAAGGGCGCGACTGCGCGTTGGGAAGGCGACCGCAAGCAAACGACCGTCTGGGCGATCGACAAACCGTCGAAATCCGAAACCGGCCATAGCACGCAGAAGCCGATCGAATGCATGAAGCGCCCGATCGAAAACAACTCGAAGCCCGGCGACTTTGTCTACGAGCCGTTTTCCGGAAGCGGGACCACCATCATCGCGGGCGAAATGACGGGCCGGCGCGTTCTGGCGATCGAACTGTCGCCAGCATATTGCGACGTGGGGTGTTGCCGATGGCAGAGCTATGTGGGCGGCACGGCGATCCTGGAAGCGACGGGCGAGACCTTCGCCGAAGTGAAAGCGAGACGGGAATCGTCGGATGGTATCGCTACGTCCGGCACGCCGACATTGCCCGCTACGAATCAGAGGGATGGCGATGGTCTGCGGATTTAGGCCCGACACATGGACATTGGTGCGTCCTGATGGAGCGCGACGATGAGCCGCTGGGGCGAGGGCCGCAAGCCACACGTTTCGACTGAGCAGAGCCGCAAATTCGTCGAGGCGATGGCGGCGACAAAAATGACTCAGGCGGAGATCGCGACGGTGATCGGCGTCTCGATCCCGACGCTGCTCAAATTCTATCGCCACGAACTGAAAACCGCCGCGCTTAGAGCCAACGCCACGGTCGGCGCGACATGGTTCCAAGCCGCGACGGGCGGCGGAAAATGGCAAGACGCCAACATGACGGCCATGATCTGGTGGACGAAGGTTCACATGAAGGCGAAAGAGCCGATCCAAGAGGTTCGCCATTCGGGCGCCATCGGCAGCTACGACATCACGAAATTGAGCGATGAAGACCTTGACCACCTCCACGCAATCCTTAGCCGAACCCCTCTCATCGGTCACGATAAACGACCTGATGAGGGAGAAAGCTAGGCGCTACGCGACGCGGTCACGCGGAAACGAAACCCTAGCGGCGTTCATTCGCCTGATGCAGGCCGACTATCAGTTCGGCTGGTTCAGCCTGAATATCTGCGCGCGCCTCGACAAATTTCTCGACGACGTCATCAACAAACGAAGCCCACGGCTGATGCTGTTCGCTCCGCCTCGCCACGGGAAGAGTCAGATCGTCTCGCGCATGTTTCCCGCCTATGCGCAGGGGCGATACCCGGACCTCCAGATCATCGCGACATCGTATGCCGCCGAACTCGCCAGCAAGACCAATCGCGAGGTCCAGCGCATTTTCGACGAACCAGCCTATCAAATGCTGTTCCCCGAAACGCGCCTGCCATCGGCCGGCGATCGGGCCTACGTCCGAAACAGCGATATCTTCGAGATCGTGGGCAAGCGCGGCGTCTATCGCTCAGCGGGCGTAGGCGGAGGCATTACGGGCATGGGCGGCGACGCGCTCATAATCGACGACCCGATCAAAGACGCAGCCGACGCAGCATCGGCGGTTTACCGGGAAACCCTTTGGGAGTGGTATCAGTCCGTCCTCTACACCCGCCGCCAGCCCGGCGCGGGAATCGTGCTCGTCATGACGCGCTGGCATCAATCGGACCTCGCGGGCCGGCTGCTGGAGGCGATGAAAAACGGCGCTGACCAGTGGGACGTCGTTTCCTACCCGGCCATCGCAGAACATGACGAGGAATTCCGCAAGGAAGGCGAGGCGCTGCATCCCGAGCGCCACTCGCTCGAAAGCCTCTTGGCGACGCAGCGCGGCATGACCGCCTATGCGTGGGCGTCGCTTTTCCAGCAGCGGCCGGTTCCCCGCGAAGGCGGCATGTTCAAACTCGCGTGGTTCGCCGACAAGATCATTGATCCCGCAGCCGTGCCCACAACCGGCGTTTATTGGTGGCGTCATTGGGACTTGGCCGCGACCAAAAGCAAAGACGCCGCGCGCACGGCCGGCGTGCTGATGGGCAAGACCCGTGACGGCCGGTTCATTGTTCGCGACGTCAAGCTCTGCCAAGAGGAAGCGCCCTACGTCCGGCGACTGATTCGCTCGACGGCTCAACTCGACGGCCGGGACGTGATGATCAGCTTCCCACAAGACCCTGGGCAGGCCGGCAAGGGGCAGGCCTATGATCTGGTTTCGATGATGGCCGGATATGTCGCCAAGGCCGAACGGGAGGACGGGGATAAGGCGTTGCGCGCGGAGCCGTTCAGCGTACAATGCGAGGCTGGAAACATATATTTGGTGAAGGGCGACTGGAATAAAATATACGTTGACGAACTATGCGGATTCCCAAGCGGGAAGTGGAAGGATCAAGTCGACGCATCAAGCGGCGCATTCCTTCGGTTAACAATGGACGAGCCAAAATACGACGGCTCGCTCGATTGGGTTGGGGTTCTACCGCCTGTGAGGATGTCGGGGTGATTCTCTACACCGTTCTCGTCTGGCTGAGCGGCCTCTTTGCAGCCGAGACGCTATTCTATGCGCGACTGGACCAGCGCGGCCCCGCAATCGCAGCGGCGTCGATTATGGCCGGCTGCATGACCGTTGCGATAGCCTGTGAGGTGCGCTGGTGAGCAAGATTACGCCGCTGTTTCGGTTGAGTCCGAAGCTGTCAATTGACGTCACGGAGATCGCGACGCTTAGGATCGTCGACATCTATGAGATCGGCCATTCCGATCCTGCCGTCTGGCTCGAAGTGCGGATGAAAGACGGCAAGGAATATCAGTCTGAGCCGGACAGCGATGCATTTGAGATCAAGCGCGATATCGAGGCGCTGCGCACGCATCTTGCG